CATGCGCGTCCTCTGTTGAAGTCGAGGTCTGGAATCAGGATTTATAAATGCGGATTTTTGACCGGCCGATACCGATGCACAGGCCGTCCGCGGGTCTTCGCCGTGGCACCGTCGAGGCAGATCAAGCCATCCCGCACGAGCAGTGTGAGTGCCGCCAGCACGCTGGACCGCGCGCCCTTGGCGTACGTGGCGATGGCGTAGGAGTCTTCACAGCCGGCTTCGACCGCCGCGATCACACGGACGAGCAGCTTCTGAGCCTGGTGGCTCATTCCGGCTGCTCCTGACAGGGGGGCTCAGCCCCAACTGTAGGATTGGGCGTGCAGACGACGTGAGCGCGCCGAGAATAGCCGCCGTCGCGATACATCTCGCCCGCCTTGATGTCGTTGCCACAGAACTCGCAATGATCCAAATAACGGCACTGGCGGACTGGGTACTTCGCCCAATTCAGCTTTGACAGCGTGCGCTTCTCAGCCATCTATGCCGACTCCTTGGCGGGGCCGTGGGGAGCGGAGGGACGCGGTAAATATTGACGACATTTCCAGCAGACGCGCCAGAGCATCTGATTGATCTCGTCGCAATGCGGGCACCTAACGAGCATTGGAAGTGTCGGGATTGTTGCCACGTTCGTAGACCTCCTGAGCATCAGCCATGCCCTGCAAATAGCAACTCCGCGCGATGACCCTCAGCGCGTCAGGCCATGCTGCTGCCGCCACGATTAATCCGCCAGTGCGGCGGTCAGCCAGCTCAGTGAACCGAACAGGAACCTGCATCACTTCGATGTCTGACTTCATGCCTTCGGCTCCTGCGGCCTCTCGGGTGGGGGAGTGGCCGGTAACACTTCGGACCGATGCTGCATGTAAGCGTCAACAGCCTCAGCGATCTCACGGTGAGTCTTCGCACCCCTGAGCACGGATTGCGCGGCGCTGAAGCGTGCGCCTTCACACGCCGGATCGCCGCAACGATTCTGACGATAAAGATCAACCAACTCGCGTTCCTCGGCAGTGAACGACTCGGCGGGTGGGGGAGTGGAGCGGGCGGATCGCAGCGCAGCGTCCGCGCGGAGAGCTTTTACGAAAGGGAGTTTCCGCGCGGCGTTGACGACCTTGCGCCATTCGAGCGGCTCCAACACGCGATGAAAAAGCAGCGTCAGTGAGTGCTCCGTCTCTCCTTTCGGCCACGGCTCCTGCGCTGGCGGCTCCACGGCTCCGGGGTGCGCCCGCAGCGACAGATCGTGGAACACGTTAGCCGGATAACGCACCCAGCCATCCTCGCCGCGAAACAGCCAGACGGCCGCGATACCAGCGGCGAGCGCGAGCTTGCTGCACTGGACGCACGAGGGCGGACCAGACGGCACGAGCACGCCGTCAACCGTCTTGACGTGGAGCATCTCGCAGCCGTTCGAGCGACGACCGAGCGAGAGCAAGGCTTGCTGCTCAGCGTGAACCGCTTCGTCGCGGCACGTCGCCTTGCACGCTTCCGAGCCGTCACAGAGTCCGCCGGGCTTGTAGTTGTAGCCCCCGCCGCGCACCTGCTCGTCGAAGAAGATCGCGACTCCGCGCTTGCTACGGCACGGAGATAGCTTCGAGAAACTGACGGCCGCGTCAATGGCATCCTGCGGCGGCTGCGTCTGCAACTCTGGCGTCGTCTCGGGTTGGGGCACGCCTCCGGGGCGCACGAGGGCAGGAACATGATCGCCTTCATGCCCGATCTTCAGCCCACAGCATCTCTTATCGTCAAACACGAAGCGACATTGCCACTCTACCGCCTGATACACCGGAAATGATTCAGGCATCGTGTCCCTTCTCGTGCTCCGGCCAGCAGTTGACGCAGAACTCAGGCCCGCCGCATTCGTGGCACGTCATAAACGCCGGATCGCCGTCAAAATGCGGCTCACGGCATCCGTCGCACGATTGAATCAGGTTCGTCCCGATGCCCCACGATGTGCGGAGAACGTGCTTAACGAGTTGTCCGCTCTCGTCGTGCTCGGTATAGCAGCCCTTGTTCGGCTCGAATGACGGCTTGCCGAAGTTCGCGCACGCGATGCGATGGGCTTCACGTTCTGCTGGCGAGCAGCACTCACCGTCAGGGATGAAATCGTTCGGATCGCTGACGCAGGGAAACCCGTAGACAGGTTGCTTGCTCATTCGCTGGCTCCGACCTCAAACTGTGTCTTGCCGAGTTCTGGAATGTCCTGACAGAGCTTCGTCCACGTCGCCATCGGGATCCACCACGACTGGTCGGATCGTGCGGCCGAAGTTGCCGAGCACAGGAAAGCCCGTCTTCGTGAACGGACAATGCAGCGCCCAAATACGCGGCTTCGGATCAGGCTCAGACTTTTGGGCTTCCAGGGTGTCGGCCGTCATCGACCCTCCACTGGTAATGTGTCATCGAAACACGCATGTTGCTCGCCATCCACAATCGGCAGAGGCATCCGGCCTCGCGCGACTTCGATTCGCAACCAGATATTGTTACCCGCACCAAGTTGGTGAGCCATCCAGCCAGCGCACGGGATTTCTTCGCCGACTTTTGAGTAGTGGCAGGCCATGATCCGCTTCACGCCAGTCAGGCACACCGCGCCGGGTTCCGCGATGGTTCCGCGCAGATCCTCGTGGAGCGCCACGCTGTAGCCGTTCGGAATATCCGTCAGCGGATCGCAATCGACGCGCCACGGACACGAACGGCACTGCTGAAGTTCTTGGCGGGTGTCGGCCGTCATCGACCCTCCCGAGGTCATATCGAGATTTCCTCTCCAGCGTCGATACGTGGCGTCAGTTGTTCGCGGCGCAGCACCGCGTATTCCAATCGACTGATGGCGCGCTCGATGTCGTCTCGCGCTTGTCGAACCTTATAGTCGAGCGCGGCGCGCATCAGATCGGCTGACTTCCGCGCGCCTTTGCGTTTGACGTAGTGCTTGTAGCAGCCGTGCTGATGCGAGAGGTTGAAAGCATCGCCTTCTGCGTAGAGTTCAAATTCGTAGCCCTGAATTTTCTCCACGTCGTTCAGATTGCACACGTAGTGGAGGACGCCCTTCGCATGTGCATCAGCGAGCGAGAACGTGCGACCATCCACGCCCCGTCTCACCAATCCCCAATACGAATCGATAAACTGGCCGCCCTGCCACACGAGCTGACCATCGAAGCACCAGCGCAAATCGCCGCGCGCCTTGTCGTATTCGGCTTGGTTGTAGGCGAAGCCGAACACGTCGCCTTCTTTCGGCGCAATCACTTCCCGTTGGCGGGTGTCGGCCGTCATGGGGCTAGCCTTTCCGCTCTGGAATGTGCTCGTCCACTAACTGCACATCAAAATCTTCTTTCTGGTCGTCCCACCATCCGCCGTTCACGGCTTCGTGTGTGCCGAAGTAACAACAGCCGCACATCCCCGAATCGCCGACCGTGGGAGCCTGCCCGCAGTTGTCGCAGGACTCCTGCCAGTTCGGACGAAACTCTTTTTGCTGACGCGCATTCACGGCTAGCCCTCCTCTGCGGCGGGGAGCGCCGCCGAAATTAGATTTCCGCGTTCGTCGTGATACTTCCACCACAACGCTTCGAGGAAATCCAGATCCTCATACCGCCACCCGAGACGACGACACGCGGCGAGCCATTCCGCACAGCCACGGATAGCGTCTTTCGTTCGTTCCGGTTGCCGGATCGCCTCCCGCTCGGCGAGGGTCATGACTGGATCGCCTCTAGCAGTTGGCGGCCGATGTATTCCGTAAAAGCCGGCGGGATCGCTTGGCTAATACCGTAGCGGTCTGCCCACGGCATCCCGATCGCCTCGCGCGCTTCTGCGAGCGTCCGCGCCGCGTTGGCGTTCCCGCCCTTGTTGCGCTTCGTGAAACGCCGTCGCCGCCCGCCAGTCCCATGCACGCCGACGGGCCGCCCTTGCGCGTCATGAGCGCACTGCGATCCGAGCAGCAACACGTCGCTCTCAAAGATCCGGTGCCGGCGCACGCCCAATCCAAAGCTGGACCCGCATAACTGAATCGCCTGTTTCAGCGGAGCGCCGGTCACGTTCTCGATCACGTAGGGAACCGTGAACGATTGCAGGACCGCGCGTGTGGCATCGATTAAGTTGGGATACTCAGCCGACTGCAAATGCCGCAGGGCGCAGAATGCCTGACACGGCGGACTCGCGTGAACCGCGTCGAACGCGCGCCAATGATCGACCGCAAAAGCGAGCGCGTCGGCCTGCACGAACTCATCCCCGCAATAGCGCGGCTGTGGCTTGATGTCCACCCCCACCACGTAGAAGCCCGCGCGCTGATAGCCTTTCGCTGCCCCACCTGCTCCACAGAACAGATCCAGTAATCGGGGCCGCTCGGCGAGGGTCAGCCTGGGGGCACTCATCGGCGCCCTCATGCGGAGGCTCCAAAGAGCAAGCCACGTTGTGCCGTTCGCTTCTTGGCGAGATCCTGATAACTCAGATCCACCCCGACTCCACGACGGCCGAGTCGTTGGGCCACGCTGACCACGGTGCCACTGCCGACAAAGGGATCGAGGACCAGCCCGCCGAGCGGACAACCGGCGAGGACGCACGGTTCGACCAACTTCTCTGGCATGGTGGCGAAGTGGGCGCCAGAGTACGGCTGCGTGTTGACGGTCCAGACCGTTCGCTTATTGCGCGTGGGCCCGAACAGTGAATCATGATCGCCGCCGTTCGCGCGAGCGTCAGCTACATTCGCCAGCATCCGACGGCCGGCGGCCTGCTCGCGGTCGCTGGCGTGCTTCCCGAGATACCGCTTCCGTGGGTTGTTGTTGAATGTTCCGATCCTGTCGCGCCGTTCAGACTCTGGGTTGGTTGCCTGCTGGCTTCGTCCATTCGTTCTCGCCGCAGATTTTCGATCGTCGCCATAGTTGCGAGAATCCCGTCCTTCTGCCACACAATCGCCGTCCAGAACAGCCTGAGACACCACCAGTCCTTCCCTTTGCTGAAGTGAATCGGCCACCGACAGCTCGCTTTGTAGATGTTCACCATGACTGCTCCTCTTCCGCGCGTTCGCGATGATCCGCGCCTTCACGCTCGACGGGTTCTGCACCCCTGCGCCTTCGTAGTCCTTCAGCCCGAGCCCGTCGTAGCCCTGCTCCATCTCTTGCAGCATGGCCGCACTGACAGGCTCGGCGATGGCTTGCGCGTCGTAGTAGTACCGCTCGCTCTTGGTCAGCAGAAATAAGTACTCGTGCGCTTTCGTGGGCCGATCCGTCACACTCTCGGGCATCGGGTTCGGCTTGCTCCAGATGATGTCGGAACGGAGATACCAGCCGTCATCGCGGAGCGCAAACGCCACCGCCCACGGAATACCTAGCAAGTCTTTTTCCTTGCAGCCTTCCGGTTGACGGCGCCAGCCATTAAGCGACGACTGTTTCTGCCACGCGGCTTCGCGCCGTTCTTCCATGAACGCACCGCCGCCGCCTTTACCGCCCGCCGCGTACGAGTCGCCGAGATTAAGCCACACAACGCCATCGGCTCGAAGCACTCGGCGCACCTCTCGGAAGACCAGCGACAGCGCAGATATATAGGCGCTAGGGTCGGCCTCAAGTCCGATTTGATTCGCTTGGCCATAATCCCTCAGCCTGAAGTACGGCGGACTCGTCACCACGCAATCGACGCACCCATCCCGCAACGGCAACGCTCGAGCATCGCCTCGGATCAGCACGTCCCTGTCTCCCCGTGCGCCGCGAGGGAGCGCGGGCGCGTCACCATCCAAACATCCCCAAGGCTTCCTTGACCGAATGCACCATCGGCCAGCGTGACGGCGCGGCACGCTCAGCCGTCGTCAGCGCGGCTTTCTCGCCCGACTTGACCCCGAGTGGCACCCAACGGCCGCGGTGCTCCGTTAACAGGTCTGGAGTCGCCCTACCATTCAGTTGCAGCACATAGACGCCACGAGCTCGCAGAGCTTGAATCACCTCGGGCTCGATCGCGTCTCGCCGCTTCCCGGCCCCACCTCGGCGGAAAGGCATCAGCGGATCGCCTTCCCCTGCGCCAACGGGAGGTACTTCCGAAACTTCTTCGCGCACTCGTGAAACGACACCGACGGATCGAACACCTGGAACGTCCCGCGCTCCGTCCGTTCGTCACGAATCGGCTGCGCGTCGGCCCGGAATGGCAGATACTTGCCGCGGTCGTCGACGACTAGGCGAATCGGTTCCTTGCAGTGCTTGCACTTCACTGCAGTCGCCGGGAGTTTCCAGATCCGCAGGAATTGGATCACAGCCCGTCTCCGGCGAAGATGGCCTCGAGCCGTTCCCGCATCGAGCGGCGCCTAGGCTTCGCCAGACTCCGGCGAATCTCCAACGACTGCTCAGCGATGTTGGCCTCATGCGCCCGCTGTTGGGCCGGCGTCTTCTCGACTTCCGGCATGCTTTTGAGGAGTCGTCCGAATTGACCAGGGACCGCCAGAATTTGCAGCCGCGAAAGGATTTCGTGCGCGTCCGCCGCTGAGATCGCGATGGGATCGGGCACGTATTCTGGCGCCCGGCGCTTCAGATCAGACGGCTTGAACCGCTTACCAGTCACCAACTCCAGCGCACGATGGATGGCCGGGCCGTCATACACGATTCGGTGCTTCACGCAGACGCGCTTGACCAGTTCCGTTAGTTCGCCGATCTCCCCGGACGGGTAGTCCTCCAATACCGCCGACGCGAGTTTGAGATAGATCCCCGCCGGCGACCGCAACGTCTGCTCGATGGTTTCGCCTTCATGGCACAGCAGACAAAGCACTTCGATGTCGCTGTCTCGCTCCGCGCCGAGGCGTTCGTACGTCTTGTGGTGCGCCTGGAGATCCCGCTTTGAGTTGCAGCGTTCACAGCGAAAACCCGCGCGCCGAAGGGCGGCGTTCCGTCGTCGGCGCCAGTCCGGTGAATTGAGATACGCGAGGTAGAAATCTCGCGCCGCACTGTTCGGCGCGGTACTACTCTCTGAATTACCAGAATCGGGGATATGATCCATGTCCATCGAATTACCTAGATCCCGTCTGAGTGCTGAATGCTGCTTTCTGAAGCACTCGGAATCACGCCGCAGTTCCGTGCGGATTCCGCGCGGCCTTCCGCTTGCGATCCTTCTCGATCCGTTCCAGCGTCTTCTCCCGACAATCGTTGTGCTCGAGGTAGTCGTGCATCTGCCAGCCGTGCTCGGTCGCTTCCCAGAGTGGCTGATAGCGCTCCGTGCCGCTCGCCGCCTTCGGGCCGGCTGATGCCATTAGGAGATCCGCCGCCTTCTTCGAGTAAAAACGGAACCCTTTCACGACGTGCCGCGGGAGAAACCCATCCGTCAACTGGCCGTCCGCGTAGTTCTTGCCCTCGATCCAGAGACAGATGGCATTCGCGGAAATCGCCTGGAACTTGTTGTGGTTAATGAAGTCAACTTCGTATTTAGCCCAGGGCTTTGCCACTGATCCTTGGTCCCCTACTTCGCCGTCGCCAACTGCCACCGTGTATTGGAGATACCGGATCGATCGTTTTTCACCGTGTCGTACGCTTCCACCAGTCCCAACTTCACGAGCGCGTTTCTCCGCGCGTTGATCGACGTGCGCTCGATCCCCATCCCCTCTGCTGCTTGCGAGTCGGTCAACGGCCCGCGCGATCGATACAGCGCCAGGAGAGCCACGGCTTGCCGGCCACACCGTTCCGCCGCCGACTTCGCGCCTTCCGCCGAGCAATGCCGACTCAAAGGTGTTGAACCCTGAAACGGAAGTGTGAGCGGTTCGGCGTCGAGGGAGCCGGTCGAGGCCATCTCAGGCTCCCATCTCAAGGAGCTTTAGATGTGTATCCGCCCGAGCGCGCCAGTTCTCGAAATACATCGCCACCATCCACGCCTCGATTTCCTCGCGTGCAGGTTCGGCAGGGATAGGCGCATCGAGCAGTAAATCTTTGATCTGACGTTCAAGTTCACCGGCCTTAGTCAGCGCGTCCTGCATCGGCACTTCGCCAAGCCGCACCGAATAGACATACGCGCGGTTCTCTTCAGCCATCGGCAGCGTGAGCCGACCAGTCGTCATCAACTCCACGCCCTGAAATCCGAGGCGTAGAATGTGCATGGCGTACTTCGTGTCGTAGCCGTGCTTAGCGATCAACTCCGGGCGGTTCACTTTCATCTGGCCGCGCTCGCCGAGCAGCCGTTGCCGCTGCGCTTCGAGGTAGCCGAGATACCGAGCGCCGCAATGACGGCTGACGATCAACGGCGCGAGTTCTTGCAACTTCGCGCCGCGCGCATCGCCTGAGATCCACAACGGCGCAGGCACGAATAAACACTGGAGAATTTGCGGATTACCTTGCATTGCCAACCTGAGAAACTTCCGCAGGCTGAAGATGGTCAGGTCGAGATCGCCGTGTTGACTCGGCGCGTCGTGCTTACCTTCGCGCTCAGCAGCGGTTCGGTAGATGTATTGCTCGAACTCCGAGAACCCAATCGCGGCATCGATGTCCTCGATACAGATCCCCACTTCATCGCTGTCATCGTGTCCGGGGAGACTCAGGCCATGCAGATTCGAGCCAGCCGGAACACGGAGGATCGTCGTGCGCTCAGCCATCGCGCGATGCTTGTCGCCGCCAGCCACGCCACTCATTCAAACCTCCACAAACGTCAGGCGCGTGTCCGTTCCCGATAGGCACAAAACTTCGCCGGGGCGGTGTCCCAATTGATCGAGGGTCCATCCATCCCCTGTCGCCATTCCGATCGCTGGGTCGATCGATGCCACTCGGCCGAGAGGCCTGATCGCTGCGATCGACGAAGAAGTACCAACACGATCCCGCTGAGGAGGACGAGGCCGAGGAGGGTCACAGTTTGAACTCCAGATATTTCCGTTCGCCCGTAATGAGCAGTTCCCCGTCCGCTGTCCTCGGATGAATCGTGATCTTCCCCGCGTGCTCCAGTTCGTGATGCGCGCGGCACAGCGGCGCCCGATTGGTCGGTTCGTACTTCAGCCGCTTCGACTTCGACCGATACACGATGTGGTGCTGATGTACCGCTTGCTCCTTGCAGCCAGGCACCGCGCATTTCCGGCCGTAGAGCCGCCACACTTCCTTACGGCACTGCTCCTCGCGGTCCTCATTCGACAGCCGTTTCTCGCGCTTCTCCTCCACGATCAACTTCTTGGCTTTCGGGAAGGCGAAGCCGGTCATGTCGATCCCCATCTAGGTCGCTTCTCCTGTCCGCACCGCCGGCAATTCACGCAGCGAACCGTGCTTCTCTTTCGTGTCGAGATTGCAGCCACCGAGACACGTCAGATAACCGCCGTGCCCCTCGCAGTAGTCACACGGCTCGGTATCGCCTTCGTCCCAGCCTTCTGGTGAATCCGTATCGACGTAGCCCTCGCCGCCGCAGTTGTCGCAGGACTCCGACCCGAGCGAGCAGCACTGACAGATCGGGCACAATTCCTCACCGAGAAACATCGGCCCGCCATTCGGCCCGCGTGGATGATCAGCCGGGAAGTCCATTTACGCCTCTCCTCGCACCGCTTGAAGGCGATCAACGAACGCCAGAACCGTCGCGATGTCCTGCTGCACGTATTTGTCAGTGATCGGAACGGCTTTGTCGCCACGCTTGCAGGTCTCGATCTGCTTCGCTTCCTTCTCGGTGTAGAAGCCAGCATCGTAGATGTGGCTTGTGTAGCCACAGCGGTCCTCGCGCCACCAATACTGATCCTTCGGATCGCGAATGAACCACACGTCTTTGCCCAAGCCAGACACGGACGTAGTTGCTCGCAGCGCACCGGCAGGTCCATCCGAAGATGCCCGCGCACACGCAGACTCAGGCTTTCCCTGAGCACCTTCTAAGCGAGTTTCGTCGTTCGTCGGCTTGGGCAAATTCTGATGACGCGGCTCTGAATACCGTGGCTGTTTGCCCTCGAACCAGCCGCACGAGCCGCAGACATCCTCATTCCACTGCTCGCCGCACATCGGGCAGTTGTGCTTCGCCATTTACGCTTCTCCTGTCCGCACGGGAGGATCGGGAAACATGATCACGCCACTTTCCGATCTGCCATCAGGCGATCCATGCGCTCGCGATACGCTGGCGTGAAAGCGTCGAGCTCGTCGATGACAGACGGCGGCGCGTAGGCGATGAACTGTTTCGCGTGCGGATCTTTCAGCCAGATCACCCAACACGCGCAGACGGAATCCGTCGTCCATTTGCCAGTCGTTTTCGACCGCTGATAGGCGAAGCGGGGCAACCACAACGTGCCGGTTGGTGTGTGCTCGCGCATCCACGTCCGACGAATGCCAGTCTTCAACACTTCATGAATAGAGGCGCGGAGGTGCATCGCCACGCCGACGCGAGAAAAGTGCAAGGCGCGCGTGATGATCGGAATCGCTGGCGTGAATGGCGGGTTGCTCACCGTCCAGTCGATGCCGCCAATCGCCTCGAATCCCTGGTGTTTCCAGAGTGTCGACGAGGCCGCGTCTTCGTGGTAGTCGGCCGCCCATCGTGGATCGAGATCGTTCGTGACCCAGTGATTCAGGACGCCGAACTCTTGCGGCCTGAGAGCAGCAGCCTTGATAATCGCGCCATCGCCGACGCAAGGCTCGAAGACGGTTCCGGTAATCGGCGTTCCACGATGCGCCATTTCCACAAACAGCCAGCGCGTGAACGGCTCAGGAGTTTCGTAGAACTCGAAATCTGTCGCCATGTCTTACTCGTCTCCTGTCCGCACGACGGCCCGGAGCGTGACGGTGAGCAAAGGGTGAGACTCGCCGGGTTCTAACCCCGGTTCGGTTTGGCTCGGCTGGCTTCGCAGCGGAGTGGTTACCGCTCCACCATCGCTTGACCGCACGGAATCGCGCGGGCCGAGGTGCAGGGAATTTGGCGTTGGCGGGCGCCCTGTATCGTCCCGCTCGGTTACCGAAACCCAAATCATTGCCTGCCGGTCATCATCCCGGCTGCGAGTCTCATGTTGAAATTGCGCGCGGGTGGTCGCGACCATGAACGCGAACAGTCGATCCGAGAACGTCACGCGGCCACCTCTCGATTACGTCGGCGCTTGGCCTCGTCTCGGATCCGAGCGCAATCACGGCATACGCTCTGCCGGCCAGTGCTCTTGTTCTGCGCCATACGGTTGAACTTTTCGAGCGGCTTGCAGATCTGGCAGTCTCGGCAGAACTTATCGGTATTTGGATTGCCGCCAGCCCTGAGCACCTTCGCGCGGTAGTGCAGGAGCTTGTGGTACGCCTTGTCTTGGCAGATGACTAAATTTGAGCCGGTATTGTTCGTGACGTTTCCGTCAACATGGTGAACTTCGGCCCCATCAGGTAGATAGCGGCCAAGTGCCTGCTCTGCTAACAGGACATGCTCAGCGACACATCCGGCTGACGCTCTCGGATGGTCGGGCCGAGAACGCATCGGGTAGGTCGTAGTCGTACGTTCTGGCCGATAGTGACGTGCGCGGAAGCGCCTCGGCTTCCCAGCGACGTAGCCACGAGTGACTGTTGTCTTGTCAGCGATTGGCGCCGGCAGCCCGCAGCCACACTCACACAAGACCGTCTCTGAAAACGTCGTCATGCTGCGCTCCGATGCTTCCGGCGCCACTCGTCGGCGTCCTGAATGACGATCTCGTTCTCGGCGGCGAGTTGGATGCACTCCTCGATGAAGTCATTGAACGGCTGCACGTTCAAATCAGAGGTATGCCCAGGCACCAGCACGATCGAGCCGTCCATCTGTCGGCACTCCTGTGGGATGAACCGAAGGCAGAGCATGTCTTTGGCTTCCTGCTTGCGCCAGCCGAGCGACTCGAACGCCTTCAGGATCGGGCCATGGAAGAAACGGTTTTGCGCCTGCGTCCGCTTGCGGCCGACTTCCTCGATGTGCAGCTGGAGATCTTCGCCGTCGCCGTATTCCGCGAGGACGGCATCCATGCCGGCGCGATCGAAGATCTTCAGCTTTCCGTCGACCTTCGTGCAGATGAAGGTGCCGGTCTTCACGCGATGGCCTCGACCGGTATCAACTGCGACACGGCTTCAACTTCCTTCTCGACCTCGCCCAGGAAGGCGCGAACCATAATTTCGTAGCTGGCGATCTGTGCCTCGTCCCGCGGCACTCGAACACAGAGCACCTGGAGCGGCGCAGGAAATCGATCGTCAAAACTGACGAAGTCGCACCACTGCGCACCGGTGATCCAGATCGAATGGATAATCTGGTGCAGGTATTCCTTCGGGACCGTCCGCAAGCGCAGATAGGACAGGTGCGTTGCTGACTTCGGACACTTCAGCTCGAGCACGCCCTGGTAGCCGTTGACTTCCCCGTCAGGCGAACAGCCAGCCGCGAGCGAGTCGTGCGCCACGAAGCCCACCGGGTTCGCCAGACGGCCCGTTAGGGCTTCGTACGCCGCGAAGGCGTCCGACTCCTTGTCGATGCCGCGCTGCATCGCAGCGTTGACGTAGGCGTCTTCTTGGGACAATCCCGTCAACCGCTCGCAGACGAGCTGCATCCTGAGATCGCGACGTGCTGCCGCTTCGCCTGTCTTGATCGTCGCCATCATGTCGCCGGCCCGAGAGGCTGTCAGTTTGCCCAATCGTACGGCGTACCAAGCCGGCGTCCGCTGGGCGATGTCGTGAACCTTCACGAGCGCACCGCCGCAGCCCGCGCCTTCAACTTCCCGATCGCGCCCTTGTTCGTCTTCGTCAGGAAAGCCCGGTATTCAGGCTTGGAGGCTTCCCACGCTTTGACCAGGGCATCCCGCCCGTTGTCCGAGACGGCTTCGAGCTCGACCAGCCACTCGTCAAAGCCGCGCGGTGCGACAGGTTCCGGCGCCGTCCGCGCGGCTCGGTTCCCGTCGTCATCGTCTTCCCCGACCGCGACGTTGAAGATCATCTTCAGCAGGTAGCGCATCCCGTAGGACATCGCCGACCCGACCGCGTGCGTCTTCGTCATGACGTCGCCGCCCTTGGCGCCCTTGCCGTCCGCCGGCATGTCGGCCTTGTAGACCTTGCCGTGCCCGCCTAGGTGCGTCACGTCGCACAGCACGCGCACGTAATCGGCCTGTGGCGCGTCTCCGGTGTTGAACGAGAGCGCGAAGCCGTGCTTCGTGTAGATAGGCCGCAACTCCCGGTCGAGCGCTTCATAGGAGGCGTAGCGGCTGCGCGTCTGCGGGTTCTCGGCATCGGCCGCAACCGGCCGCATCTCGCGCTGCGCCTCCGACATCGCCGCATTGAACGCCGTCTCGGCTTTGCGCGCTTCGCCACGTTCCCATAGCGCCATCAACCGCTCGATCTTTTCGACGGAGGCGTTCGGATCGCGGGCCAGTCGCTCGAACAGCGCGACGGAATCAGCAGCCGGCGCCTCCAAGGTCTGCGGCTCGACTCGCTCCAGTAAGGTTGGTTCTGCCGTTTTCATGCGGCCCCTTTCGCGTCGTATTTTTGCGCCAATTCCCTGAGCAGGTTTCGCGCCTCGACCGCTTGCCGATGCGCTTCTTCGCTCGTGAACGTGTAGAGGGACCAGCCGTGCGAGTCGTACTGCGTAGCCCTGAGCCACGTCCCAGGCTTGTAGACTTCCATCACGCGGCCGTCGTCGGCGGTGATCGTCAACTCGCCTCGCGTGAACTCGTCGACCGTCGCCAACGTGAACGAGGACGATCCGAACGGCAGCCGCTCGACTACGACACACGGCGGCAGGTTGCGAGCCATTCAGCGCCAGTCCTTCCCTTCGCCGTCGTAACGCGCCTCAGCCCGCTCGTAGGCTTCGTCACGCGGCTCCTCTGGTTCCGGCACGGGCCTGCACCGCCCCGGATAGATCGGCGTCAACCGTTCACGCTGCGCGGCGTAGGTCGGCTGGTAGTGCTCGGCGAGCGGCTGCTGCGCTAAGCCCGCGATGATCTCGACGCCGCACTCGACGCACTCGAACAGGTCGGCATCCCATAGCTTGTAGGGCGCGCCGTCTTCCATCAGCTCTTCGACGGTGACGCTGTTCTTCTTGACGCGCATGAAGCGCCCGCAGCCGCACAGAATGTTTGAACCGGTCGGCATTACAGTCCACTCCCCCGCGAGAGGCGCGCATCCTCTGACTCCGGGTTACGATTCGACCGCCACGGAAACTGTCGCGCCGGCTCCAACAATCCGGTGAGGCCGCGCTGGAAACAAGCCGGACATTCGAGCTTCGTGTACTGCACGATCAGTTCGTTCACTTGATACGTGCGCTGACACCCTCGACAGCACCATGCAGCCATTTACTCGCGCTCCAGAATCAGTAGACCGATCCCGACCAACCCGAACATCACCGCGCTCATCGCCTTGACTAACGACGCCGCGACATCGGTTTCGAGCATGCACGCGACCGCGAGAACCACACCGGCGCACGCGCAGAGGACAGCCAAGCGCGTCATCACGCCACCATCCGCACGCGCGCCCCAGAGGCAGAACGCGATCAACTCGTCTTCCGTCTCGACACGAAACACACGGCCGTTGCTCAAGGTGATGTTCATGGCGTCCTCGCTTACGGATTGGGGAAACAGACCCAGAACCATTCGAGCCACCAGGGGTCGCATCCGGCGCACGAGGGGCAGATCACCGCGTAGGTGCCGCGCGCCAGGATGAACGCGAAAAACACCGCGAGGATCAGCCGGCGACCGGTCTGGTGCTTCCACGCCTGCACGAACCAGCTCGCGATCGGTGTCAGTCCCACCGCGGCCACAAGGAGCGCCGCCCAGATCCACGCACTCACCGCCGACTGCGTCACGAACAACACTGCGACCATCACGCACTCCTTTGTTGATCGGTCGTAGACCGAAGCTCCGCCTTGACCTGTTGCACCGCGCGCACCGTCAGCAACTTCTCTGCGCGCATCTCGTGCAGTTCGTTGTCCGCGAAGGCCGCGATGAACTTGCTCCAGAACGGCGCCACGATCCGCCACGGCAACCGCGTCAGCTTGTGCAGATCCAGTGGTGCATCACCTTTCACCGCGCGGCACAAGTGCCCGAGGTCGCAGTCCATCAGGATCGCGGCTTCCTTTAACTGCATGTCCTGCTCGCGCAAGACCGCGCGGAAGATTGAGCCGGGATCGACGGCCATGACGAACATCATGCGAACCTCCGCGCCAGTGAATTGCGTTGAGGACTGCGGATCGCTTGGATTACGGTGAAGGCAGATGAAGACAGCACGCGGAGCCAAGCGCGGTATAATGACTGCCCCACCCACACGAAGCGCGGCCGCGCTTGACAGATTGTCCGACCAATTAGCGGCCGGTATTGTATGTTATGTTCCCCTGCGCGTGTATCGCTTGCCATTGTGTCTTCGCTCTCAGGAACGACGGCGGCCAGCCGATGCCGCGACAGGCTGGGACGATTTGTCCACCGCACTTGGCAACCAGGCACGGTGTGAGATACCCGTGATGGCCTCGATAGTGTCCGCATTGGCAAGTCCCGGCGACCGATCGCCGCGTACGAGCTTCGAGATGAACGTCTCATCCCAGCCGAAGAGCTCGGCCGCATCGCGCGATTTTCGGTCGGAGTTTGGAAAACGCCGGTCCAGCCAGTCCTTGAATTGTTCGTGCCCCGGTTTCATTACTGCGTAGTATAGGCGTTCGGGACAAAATGTCAAGCGTGTCACCACTGGAAACGGCTCCGAAGTTGGACAATGCGCCAACCTCTTACGTGGTAAACACTTACCACCCCATGAAAGCCAACCTCCTACTGAAGACCAACATCGACGCGCTGCTCCGCGCTCGAGGTCAGACACGGAAGGATCTGGCGATGTGGTGTCGGCGCACCGAAAGCTGGATCTCGAAAGCCTTCCGCGATCCCAACCGCAGCATCCCGCTCCGCTACTTCGACCGCATCGCGGACTTCTTCGGGCTGGCGACCTATCAACTGTTCCAACCTGGGATCACGCCCTACACAGAACGCCGGAGCGGGAAGGAACGGCGCAGCGGCATCGATCGGCGTCTGAGCCACATCGATCGGATTCGCTCGATGATCCGAGAAGACCCCTACCGAGCCGCCGTCGCAGCGGTCAATGAAGCCGAGCGGATCGAGAAAGAGCACCGCACGCGCGTACAGGATCCAAAAGAGACACGATCACCACGCCGGAAGGGCCGGTGATGCGACTTGGGACTTGCGCCGTATCGGGCAACGTTGTAAAAGGGCACAGACTACTTCGTAAGGAATGGCTCTATGCGGTGTCCTGTCGTGCAGTTCTCAGCAGGCAAGGCGGCGGCGACTCGGCGACCGACCCGGCCAGCGGCAGCGACCCGCGACGATCTCACCCAACTCGTCGACGGGCTGCAAGTCCTCGCCCTCACCCGACCGATCGCGCTCGTCGTCATCAAAAAACTCGTTGTTGGACTCCTGACGGATTCGTCCACTCCAGGCGCGTAACGTTGACGGCATCGGCGGGTCTAATCTCTTGCGAAAGGACAGACCGATGATCGTCCTCTGGACAGCGGAGTCGACCGCGTGGTTCGTCGCGTTCCTCGCGGGCAGCGTCCTGATTGCGCGCCGGGTCTTCGTCGGGCCTCAGATCGCATGGCCTGAGCCGCGCTGGATCGTAGTCGGACTCCTGGGAGCGGCGCTCGCGGGCTACGTGTACGTCACCATAGCGGGCTACGTCGATCAGGTGGCGGATCTGCTCACGCGATGATCGCCATCGGCTACCTCTCGGCCCTTGTGCTCATGCCGGTGCTGGCGATGCGTGGCACGTGGTATCGCGGAGCCTACGGCGCTGTGGCGGTGATCGCCGTGCTCGTGGCGTTCGTCGTGGCCTCCCCGTGGCCGGTCAGCGGCACACCCGAAGCGCAGATGATCGCTGAGTTCATGAACCGGTGGCGCGGGGAGTTCGGGCTGTTCTTTCTCGCGTTGGGGATCGGAGCCGTGTTGGGCGCGATGCTCTATCGACGGCCTACGCCTACGCCGCCACTCTGATCGAGGCCAGAAACCGCTTATCGTTGTGGGTCAATTCCCACGCGTGCCGCGGTTCATCCGATACCGGCGCCATCGTCGGACTCTGCCGGAGCACCACGGCACACTCCAGACAGACAGATGGGGGCTCACGGGCATCGCTCGGAAACAGCGCCGAACACCGCCGGCAGCGTACCAGGTGGGTCATCTCACAGCTTCGGTTTGAACACGCTGAAGATGTTCACCCAGAAGTCACGCCAGCCCTTCCAGTCCTCGTACTGTGCCAGCGCCATCTCGGCCCGCTTGTTCTCCGGCAATGCCGCCAGCATGGCCTTGTCGCGCTCGAGCAACGTCACGATGATCGTCAGGATCTTGTCGAGTACCTGCGTGTACGGGTCCATTGCCGTCCTTTACCCTTTGATGGTTGGGCTCGAGCCAGCCCCACCTGGCGGCGCCGACAGGCGCGTCACCGCATCACCACCCGCACGGGTAAAGCCGAACACACCCGCCGCGGACGTGGCCACCGCGATCCAGCCGGCGAAGTAGCCGAAGGCGGAGGCGCGCGTGATGTCGCCCTGCGTCCAGCCCCAAAACATGACGCCTGCCGCCGCGAGCACGAGCACGGACAATGGCCCTACCCTGTCCGGCAACCCGGCCCACTTCACCAACTGCGTGAGCGCCACCACCGCCGCCGACACCGACACGATCGCTTCGCCGTTCATCGAGTCTCCTTATCGGCCTTGATAGGGCCCCACTGGCTTACTGCCCACGCCGCCGATCGCCGCGTGGTTCGTCCTCGAGAAGTAGAAACCAATAATCAGAAAGAACGCGTTGACGAGGTTCGGACTCTCGATGGACTTGACCGAACAGTAGATCATCGCACCCGTCGTGAACAGCGCGATGAGTCCTTGCGTGGACTCCCAAATGAGATTGACCCGTCGCTGGCCGGCCGTGACCAGATCCTCTTGCAGTGTCGAGGTCGGCGACAGCGACCCAGTCGCTCGGCGTGGGTCGATCGAGTCCTCCATCATCGGAGTCACCGAAACCGCAGATTCCCGGTGAGTGCCAGCACCAGCAGCACGATCACGAGTAAGCCGATCACGCTGATGCCGAGATCGGATCGGCCCGCGTAGAAGCTCCCGCCGCCGCCGAACAGCAGCAGGATCAGAATCAGGATGATCAGTAGGTTCATGGACGGTATCCTTTACACGATCAGTGTGAGTACCCAGCACGCGAGACCGGCCCAGCCGAGCGACACGCGCGACGACGGCACATTCAGCGCCGCGAGCACGAACAGAATGAACGCGGCGACGTAGAGGATGAGGTGAATGTTAGCCATCAGTACTCTCCTTCAGGTAACGGTTTCACACGGAACGTCGACAACTGGCCATCGTGCGAGCACACCAAACAGAACACGGTTCCCGCTTCACGATCCCAGACGCAATAACTCGTGAGGGGTCGATTCGCCGCCCCACACGAGGGGCACTGGAGTTCGGATTCGATCACCTCTGGTGAGTTCGGGTCGGTCATGTGCCGATCTCTACCAGAAACGCGTCCATCCGATCGGTGCCCATGTTGCTGACGAACACCGCGACTTGCCCGGTCGGATCGAGCGCGGCCATAACTTGATGGTCGTAGTCGGCGCCGGTCATGCCGTGCGCCACGAGCGGCGTCACGCCGGAGCCGTCGAGCGCCACGAGGCTCAGGTTCTGCGCGTCGCTCAGGAGGCACCGCCCGCCCTTGACCGACACATGCCCTAAATTCCACGTCGAGAACAACGGACGCCGCTCGAAGCTCCGCAGATCCAGCCTGACGCACGCGCCGATCTGATCGTCCTCGCCGACCACATAGCCCGGCCCGACGTCGGAATGCCCGAGGGCTCCGTCGGCATCCGCGATCCGGCGTTCCTCGCCTGTCGCCAGCGTGATGATCCGGTTGTCGTCGTCCTCTTTGACGATCAGGAACTCGCCCGAGGCGTCGACTTGCGATTCATCGAGCACGCCCAGTGCGGGAAAGAACGTCAGGCGCCCCGGCCGTGAGACGACCGTGCCGATATTCTGGTACGGCCCGTCGCTCGTGATCTTCTGCACGGTCGCGGAGTGGACATCGCCGCTGTCCGAGGAATGCGCCTGCCAGAGCCGATACGACCCGTTGCCGTAGTCGAAGACGAGCTCGTCTGCGCCCGTGAACGGATGGCAGCGGCGCAGTTGCGCGCCGACACAGAGGTAGACCCATCCGTCGGCGCTGAAGTACCACCCTTCCCCGGTGCCCCCGTAGCTCAGAAGGGGACCGAGCGTGGTGACCTCTTTCGTGTCGCGATCGATCTGAAAGAATCGTGGCCGACCGTCGACGTGCCCGACGAACACGATCACGTCCCCGCCGTGGATGTAGGCGTTCGACCAGTACGGATACATCCGGTTGAGGAATCCGCCGTCCTGCTTGGAGGTAACGCGGATCATTTCCCGACCCGCGCGTTGTGCGCCGCGATGACACTGAATCCCACCGCCTGCGCGATGTTCAACCCGATCGCGGACCATCGACAACTCTTCGTGGTACACCGTTCGTAAATCTCCGCGGTCGCCCAGAGCGTCAACGTCGAGATCGTGGTCTTCCCCAACGCGAACGGGATCGGCCGTTCAAACCGCAACAGCCACGGGTTGACTTCGGTGCAGGTTTTCAGCGCGCGACAGTGGACGGTACTCGCCAGATCCAAGGAGTGCGCGACAACCGCCGATCCGAGGGTCAGGCGGAACACGAGATCCTCGGCTGCGCTCACGCGAGGGACGAGGAGTAGCAGCGAGAGCGCGAGAACAACCTTCATGCGAACTCACCCACAACCAGCGCGCAGCAGTCGGGTAAAATACGGCGATGGTGCCTCGCGTCGACAAACACAATCCGGTCCTCGATGATCGCTTCTGGTCGAAGGTCGATAAGACCGATACGTGCTGGATTTGGACGGCGTCGATTGACCTGAAGGGCTATGGTCAGTTCGGGCTCGGCGGCAGCGGAAACATCGGCCTCGCGCATCGACTCTCGTATGCCGCACACTTCGGACCCATTCCGAAAGGTGTTGAGGTCCGGCACTCCTGCGACAATCCGGCGTGCGTGCGGCCCACCCATCTGGAGCTCGGAACGCACAAACAGAACATGCACGACATGGCGCGTCGCCTGCGAGGCGGCGGATTGGGCGAACGCAACAATCGCAGCCACCTGAATCCAGAAGCGATCAAGGTGATTCGGTTTCTGGCCGCGCGTGGTATCGACGGTCGCCGCTTGGGAGAGGCGTACTGCGTCTCTGTGTTCGGCATCAGTTGTATCGTGCGCGGCACGACATGGAAGCACCTGCCAGGCCCGTTCACGCTCAACAGGAAAAGCCGAACGCGCCGCCGCGTGATCGCCGAACTGCCGAAGGCGTCGTAGTCTCACGCGCGTGTCCCCACGATGAGGCGGAACTTCCAGTTGCCTTTGATCTTGCCGTAGGGCGCGCCCGTGCCGCTGTCGGTCGGCCCGTCTGGACCGATGGCCGTCCACGCCGCGAGCGGGAACGGCGGCGCCTGCAGCATGTGCTCCCAGTTCGTCGCGCTGTGCGGTTCGCCGACGCGGAGCACCGCGAACAGCACGCGCTTGTCGGTCGGATCGCCGCTGGTCCGCCAGCTCGCGTTCGTGCCGCGCCAGCTTCCGGTGTCCGCCCAGATGTACTGGTGCAGGAGCCGCTCGACCACGCCCCACCGTGACGTGCTATCCAGCGGCACGCGGCGACGGACGCCGGGGCCGGTCAGCCACGCTGTGCCCTGGCCGTGGGCGTGGGCCGTCGAGACGACGCCCCACTGCAATTCAGGATCGTCATTGCCGACGTACATGTCGCCGCCGAGGCTGGCGTTCGGATGCGTGTTCGTGTTCTCGGGGTACGGATGATTCGGCCCCGGCCGCTCGCCGCCCCAGATTTGCTTGCGGTAGCCCTGATGAAACACGGCGTCGTTCCACGCCGAATGAATGTGGTGGATGCAGTCGGCCATGCTGCGCTCTTCGTGCATGTCGAGCGCGTCCATGCCGTCGCTCGCCGGCACGACCTGGTCGTTGTCGCCCCAGCTCCCGCCGGTGATGATGCAGCCGACACGTCGCTTGAACTCCTGCATCGTCGACTTCGCCAGCGCCCACGCCTGCGCGCGGTCCTCCCAGTGATACTGGGACGTCATGTTCGGCTCGTTCCGGTGCTCGGCGATCGCGATCGTCTCGCTGTGCTTCGCCGCGACGATCATGTCGGCCGTCTCGAGCCACATGCTCGTCTCGGCCTTGTCATTCGGGAACCGCGAGCCCATCGTGAGGCACGCCTTCAGCCCGCGCGCGGCGATCATGTCCAGCGCCGTGATGAGGTGCGCGCGGCGCATTTCCTCGCTGACACTGCGGCCGTACCAGTAATCGCCTGGGTCCGGCGGCACGTTGTTGTCGTGCGAGACACGCACCATGAACCGGACGCCGCTGCCGATCGACGCGATCGCGTCGAGGCCGCGCGACGCTTCAGCCGGATCCTCGTCGAGTAGACGCAGCAGCGGCATGTCGTGATGAAAGAACAAATGCACCGGGCCGGTTGCGTCGTACCACTGCGCGCCCTGCACGTACACGCGGCCCTTGAGCGGATAGCGCGCTTGCTGGACGTTCGGTGTCAGCGCAGGTAGAAACGTGTCCTGTAGGCCCATCGCCGTGCGTGCTGGGTCTTCCTGCACGCCGACCCGGATCTGCACCGGTCCCAGGAACACCCGAACAGCATCCTGGCGATACGGTCGATAGCCGTCCTTCGTGATCTTGAGGTAGGTGTAGGCGTAGGACTGCTCCGGTGGACAGGCAGCGCCGATGGCGAGCTCTACGCCAGCCACGGCATGCGCGCCAGGCGTGGCCGATGTTGCGGTGAACTCGTGACCGCCGCCGACGTCGTCGATGTAACCCGTGGCGCCGTCGAACTCAGGCGGGAGAACGATCGCGATCGGGCGCGTGCTCACGGGTGTGTCTCCGGGGAAAAAGGGCCGAGTTTGGCCGCCACCTCGCGCAGCAGCCCGGTATGGGTGAATTGCGACGACTCCGGCAAGTTCTCGGGCAGGTTCTTCTTCTTCCACGATTCGAGAATCCAGCGATCGGGATCGCCGCCGAGCATCCGCCGGGCGAAGTCGAACCATTCCCAGAAGCCGATCCGGTACGCTTGTGGGGTGTCGCCGCGCTGCCCGTTGAGGATGATCCCGAACGGGATGCCCCACGATCGACAGGCGGCCTGCAGCTCTTTCAGATCCGCCGAGATCTGCTCGTCGGAGTGCATCTGCTTCGCGTGCTGCTCGTCGATGTCCATGTGCAGATGGCGCGGGGACCAGCCCGCCTGTTGCAGATGCCCAAACAGGCCGATGATCTGAGCGACCGAACATGTCGGGTACGCCTCGGTGATCCCGCCCTGGACGCCCAGATCGCTCCCGGCCTTCGCCACACGGAGCAGCACCGGCACCAGCGTCTCGAACGGCACGACCAACGGGAAGTCTTTCAGCGAGGCCGCGAGGGGATCGTCCATCGAATACGTCGCGAGATCGCCACCCGCCGCCCGGATGCGGTCAATCGCTCGCGTGAGCGCGTAGGCCGCTTGCTTCCCGGTCGGGACGCCGTTCTCGACGTCCCAGGCTTTCAAGCCCGGTGTTTCGATGGCGAACGGCAGACCCATCGCGGCGAGCTTCGAGAACAAGCTGCCGGCTCGCAACCGGTTGTAGTAGTTCGGGCCGATGTCCCGTACGAAGTCGGGCAACGGGGTGGCGAAGTTCGCCGGATCATCGACCCCGATCTGCTGCTCGAAGCCTTGGAGCAGGGCGCAGCGGGCACGCGAGATCAGCCATTGGTCGAGATGGTCGACGAGCGGTAACAGATCGGCGTTGAGATCGGGGCCGAGCCAGAGTTCGGTCATCTACAATCCAAATAGCTCGGTGGATGGAGGCCCTGACGCCCTTCAACGAGGTCCATTGAAGTCCCGGCTATCAGTCCTCCATCGCACCGAAACGGTACGGTCATGCGCGCAACGTCCCTTCCGGCAACGGCTCCGGCGGACGAATCCCAGCCCGCGCCTGCGCCACCGTGATCCCGGTCGACTCGACATGGCAGGCGTCCCAGCCGATCTTCCCGTCCCACGCCACGTCATGCACCAGCGCCCGTGCCAGCGCGACCTTGATCGCGGTCGGCAGGCCCCAATCGATCCCTGTGGTCAATCCCACCGCTCGCGACTCCCGCGCCAGCGCGAAGAGATACGCCCGTGACGGGTTCAACGGATGGTCATCGTCGAGCACGTCCGCCGCCAGCGCTTCTGGTGTGCCATCGAGCGCGGTGGCATTGTGGAAGCCCCATTTGAGTTTCGAGTGGCCTGTCGTGAATGCCTCCATCTGCTCGGCTGGACTGCGCCATGCTTGCTGAATCCGTGGACGTTCACCGAGCATCTGGAGACGGGCGATCACCAGTGACAGCCGATGCCGGAACGCAGGGTGGCACTGCACGAGATGGCGGCGATTGAGATCGTTACGGGCGTCGTCGGTCATGTGTCAGCCGGTATAGCCCGGTCCTTTCGCATACTTGGCGATCGCCTGCTTGAAGGCGTAGAGCGTGCCCTTGGGCGCCAGATCCCAGTTCCGCGCGATCCACTCCGCGACTTCCACGGCCTCTTCCGGTGAGAGAAAGGGCAGCGCGTGCGCCGCCACGTCCGTCAGCGCGTCAACTTGCTTGCTGTTGGCCCCGCCGCAGCACACTTCGAGAATGCAATTCGCCTGCGCGTCGTTGCCGCCACCGTTCAATGCCATGTCATTTTCCTTTCTGTAAGTCTTGTATTTGGAGCTGGAACAACTCCTGCTTCCGTCCGACGGCGTCCACGGCGCCCTTCAGCGCCATCGCCCTGTCCTCTTGAACCTTCTCCTGCATCGCCTGTCGCGTGCTGATGTCGCGGATGTCCGATCGCATGCCCCACGTCGCCGCCTGTTGGCCGGCGACGATCGACAGGATCATTCCGATGATGGTCAGGACGACACCAGGCGAGAACACGATGCGTGAGAGATCCTGTGGAGCTTTGGCTTCGCTCTCCAGTTTAATCTGTGCCTTCTCCAACGTGTCGATGCCCTTCAGGATCAGATCCTGCCCACGCTCGAAGGCTTTATGGCGCGAGTCCATCGTGGAAACCAACCCGTCTAGTGTCGCTTTCATCACCGCCATCTGGGTCTCCATCTGACGGAGATCCCGCTCGGCCATCTCCATGCGTCGATCGAGACCTCGACGGTCTGACATCTCCACGACGTCATCGGCCGCCATCGGTCATCATCAATGTCACCATGATCGGAGCACCGCCACAATCAGCACGATCAACCCATACAGGAGCGTGTCGGGTTCCCACCAGTGGAGACGCATTAGGGAATCCCGTAGAGCGTGAAGATCGACCCGTTGGTGAATGCGGTGCCGCCAGCCGTGAACGTCAGACGTGTGATAGCCGCGGTGCTTTTCCACTGGAACCCGCCGCACTGCATAGAACCGTTCGCGGTTGTCGTGAAGTCGTGGCCGCAATACATCGCATTCTTATTGAACGTCGTCGACGCGTACCCGACGATCGTGACTTCGTTCGTCCCGACCGAGCCCGTGGTGCCGGAATTGGGGGCCAGCCCAGCCTGACTCCCATTCGCGGTCGCCGCGAGCGTGGTGACGGTGGCGCCACCGTTCACGGCTCCCGAGCGCTGAGTCGCCGTGTAGTTGCCAGAGGTGCCGTCATTATTGACCTTGAGATAGATCGCGCTGTCGCTTGTGCCGGCCGCGGTATCCTGCGCGTAGATGAGCACCTTTAGCGTCGTATACGAGCCGCTGATGCTCGTGAAGTCGACCGTGGCCTGGCTGCCGCTCGTAACGACCTGCGAGAGCCGCACCATCCCAGTGCCAGCCGGTACCGCCAACGTCCCGTCATCCCGCACGAACTTCGTCCCGTCCGGTGTCCCCGTCGCGATGTTGGCGATCGGGAGAATGCCCGTCACCGCCGCCGACTGTGCGAGGTTCACCGCCCCGAAGGCCACCGCCGTGCCCGATCGCCGCAGGACTTGATGATCCGAACCCGCCGCGATCGAGGCGTTGTCCGCTGTCGCGTTCCCGGTCACACCGAGGACGGAGAGCGCCGAGCCCTGCGTCAGATTGGCGAACGGCAGATCCCCGGAGACTTCTGAGCCCAGCGCGATCGTGGCCGCGTGGTCCTTGACCAGCTTGCCGGTGGTGCCGTCGTAGACCGTGAATCCGTTGTTCGTGGCTGAGGCTGGCCCGACCACGTCCCCACCACCGGTTCCCACGACCGTCGCGCTGATCGTCGTGCCCGCCAGTGAGAGGCCCGCGCCCAGCGCGATCTCTTGGTAATCCCCAGTGCCAGCCGCCCCGCCCCGCCCCACCAGCACGCTCGTCGTCGACGAGTTCTGTATCTTGGCGAACGTCACGGCATCATTCGCGATCCCAGCCGTCGCAATGGTCCCGAACCCGACCGTCGATCCGCTTTCGCGGAGCACGGCATCGCTCGCCGCTGAGGCTGAGATGTCCGCCGGATCCCCGGAGGAGTTCGCCGATCGGCCAATGACGGAGAGCGCCCCGGAGTTCCGTAGATTGGCGTTGGCAACGATGTCATTCGCCAGCGTCGTCGCCAAGGTCCCGCTTGTCGTGACCGCCCCGGTCAGATCCGCATTCGTGAGCGACGCTGCGCCGGAGAACTTCGCCAGGTTACCGCTGGCTGGCGATCCCGTCGTCGTCACGGTCCCCGCCCCGCCACCGGTGCCTGACTGCACCCAGCGATCCGTCACGTATTCCAGCGCCAGCGTTTGCCACTGACTGAGCGAGATCGAACCGGTCAGTTCCGAGACACCGGACGTATCGCTGAACGTGCAGGCATTCGCGGAGACGTTCACGATCAGGACCGACATCCCGTTGGGAATGCCTGTTTCCCCCATCGTGATCGTGCAGCCGTCGGTATCGTTGCACGTCAACGGGACGTACGTGGCCGTTGGCGTCAGTGTCAGCGAGGCCGGTGTGCCGCCGCCGTTGCTCGCGATCGTGCGGGCATCTGAGACAGAAGCCACGAGCCGCTGATAGTTGATGACCTGCGCGGAGGCTGGAGCCGCCAGCAGCAGCGCGAGTACTACTTGACCTGCCGACCGCAGGCCGAACAGATAGCTTTTCATCCCTGCACCTGAATAGGTTTCTGGCAACATGGCGACGGTTTCGGTTGAATGTTCATGGCATTGTGCTGATGAAGATGTCGCGTAAGGCGCTTGCGAACACTTGGTCCCCAGAGGTAGGGCTGCCGCCGATGGTTCCCCCGGCTTTCCAGAACTTCGCACCCGCTGGGATCGTGAAGCTCACAGTCTGTAATTGACCATCACCGGAGTAGTCAGCATCGGTGGCAGAGCACACCTCTTCGCCACTGATCGCCGCGGGGACTGGCGCGGTTTCGAGCGCCGCCTCTGTCGCGGCATACCACAGCTTCGGCGTGAACTCCATACCTGCACGCGAGTTGCGAATTCGATAGCGGTAACGCGCGACCTTCGTCGCCGCAGATCCAGTCCATTGCGAACTGGTGTTGTCGAAATAGAGCGCCTTCGCGTTCTTCAGGGTCACGTCACCCGTGGCGCTCGCATCGATCCCGATGGTGTCGTCGAACCCGCCCGCGTCCACGTTGCACTCGAGGACGTTCGCCAGCATGTCGAGCCCGTTCCGTGCGGGTTCCTCGAAGTTCGCGATCTCGATAAAGTTGCCCTCAACAATCGCGACACCGCCGAAAATGCGAGTCCACACTCTGCTCATGCTGCCGCCAGTGGCGCCTGATCGGCGTCATTCGTCGCGATCGGTGCGATCGCATCGTTGTTTGTGGCAATGAACCGTCGGCCAGCCGGCTTGACGAGCTTGTCCGTCCCGACATCGAGGAACAGCATCGAACACGTCTTTCCGTCCAGATTCGGTTTGCGGTCGAGAATCAACAGCGGCTGTTCGACGTAGCCCTCTGCCCCTGGTCCATCCTGCGATGTGAACACCACGCCCGATCCGATCGGGTAATCCACCAACCCGAAGTCGCAATCGTTCACTTCGACGTAGATCGGCCCGTCCTGATGGATCGCCAACTTCCGATTCAGCACCCATTGCAGATGGGCGGGATGGCCGAGCAGCTTGCCGTCGATATGTTTCGACGACTTCACGTAGCCCTTGTTGCGTCGGATCGCCTCAGTTGATCGGGCTTCGAGGTTGTCTTCTCGGAATGCGTCACCGTCTGGGTCGTAGTCACACCCACCACGGACGACGTTCATCTGTTCGTCCACCGCCCGCGGCGTGTCGAGCGTCCCGAACACGCGATTCACGTCATCGATGCGCGGCCATGTGCTCGTATCCGCGTACTGATCGAGCAGGAACACCTTGACGCGCCCATGCTCTTCCACCGTGGTCCAGCATCCGCCGTTGTCATTCCAGAGTTGAGCCGCATCCCGAAGGGAGATCCCCTCGTTGAAGTACGCGCTGACCGTCAAACCGACGCCGCCCAGCGCCGTCACGGTCTGCGCCTGGGCGGCGGCGAACGACGAGTGCATCGTCTTCGTGAGGCCGTCTGACCACTGCGGACAGTCCGCTTCGACTTGCGGCCAGCCGAGCACACCACCTCCGATGTCGACGGTCGGTTTCGCGGACTGGGTGTGGACGAAGTTGTCCCACCAGTGCGCGTAAGCCGTGAAGTACTCCGTGATGAGTGCGCCCGAGCCGTCGCCCTGGTCCTCGAGGCCGGCAAGGTTGGCCGAGAGCGTCGGCCCGCCGGACAGATGCTCCGCGAGCAGCACTCCGCGCACCCAGCCGTCGAACATGCGGAACTCGCCCTCGGGGCAGGAGATGTCCTCATACGGTGTGGGTCGCACGTACCCGGTGTAGCCGGGGATCATCACGTCCACGCCTTGTCGGGCGGCGATGTCAATCTTCACGCGTCGGGCCAGATGGTCGATCCGCTCGATGAACCAGGGGATCGCGCCCGTCAACGCCGTCGCATCGATCTTGCCGTCCACCTTCACGGAATTCGCCGCGATGTTCACGCGGGTAATCCGGTGCTCGCTGCGCCCGTTCTGCGGGTGCAGGAGCACGAGCTGCGCCCAGCCGCCGCCGGGAATCACGGAGAAGTCACCCACACCGGTCAGCGTGACTGTGGAGGGCGACTTGCCGTCCGACACCGCGCCCATACCGAAACAGCCCAAGCCGCCGCAGTCGGAGCCGTAGAGTCCGATGACGGCCTTGTTCGCGTACTGCAAGAAGTTGACGCGGCCCCACTCCTCACCCAGCGTGGTGTCCATGCCGAGGAACGTCACCGGGCAGAGTCCCCGCGCATTCACGAGGCCCGTGGTCGGGTTGTTCGCGCCTTCGTCGCTCTTCTCGCCGTACAGGTACGGGATGAACTTGCCCGCCACGTCGGGCGGGGCGGTCGTGTAGAACGAGAGCGGATACCGATACTGCGGCGCCGTCTTGTCGGGGCTGAAGGAGCCCCCTTCGATGAAGAGATGATCGACGCCGTTCAATCGGGCAATCCGTGAGCTCCCGCAACTGTCCCCGTAGAGCAGGACACGGCAGATGAACCGCGCGATCAGACCAGCCCGTCGGCCGGTATCCGACCGCGCCTTGATCGTCATCTCGTCGCGATTGAAGTTGCGGTATTCGGGATCGCTCCGACGCAGGGCAATAGGGCTGCCCGGATCATCAAAGATCGTGATCGCCGCGCTCGTCGACTTCATGTTGCCTTGGGCATCTGACGAGCTGATCTCGACTGTGCCGGCGCCACCGAGTCGACCTTCTTTGTGAATGGTGTCGTCAAGATCGACGTGCGCCCAATACATCGGATCCGGTTCTTCGGTGCCGTCGGCCTTGTACCGGGTGTGCTGCACTTCGACATCGACCACGATGTCGGTCTTGCCGGTCAGCGTCTCTTCGTTGCTCGGATCGGTTGAGGTCGGCACGACGCCCGAGGCCCCGGTGTAGACCGGCACCCAGCCACGCCCGCCCGAGTTACAGCCGGGATTCGACGCCGGCGAGCGCAGATTCGTGACTTCGTTACAGACCACGGTCGGTTTCGGCGGCAACCCTTGATCAGTCGGATCGCCACTGCCAGACGCATAGGCGCCTGAGCCGAGGACCGTAAATCCCGCTGTCTGATCGACTTCGCTCGGCGCCGAGATCGTGATGACAGGCGGGAGCACTTCTCCGGTGTCCAACCGAATCGGCAAGATCCCAGGCTGCGTCACGCCGACTTCTGGTGTGTAGTGGCCGGCGAGCCAGACCATCCCCCGCGTCGGACCCACTTCCGGTAAGTCGTCGTCCTGAATTTTCTGGAGGCAGGCGTTGCTGTCGAGCATCGCCGTCATCCCGATCATCCCGAGCGCCCAGCGAGCCGGATCGTAGGTGAGCGTCTGGACGAGTTCGCCGTCGAAGGTGTAGCGCTCGATCGACCCGTTGCCCAGATACGTGCCGGTAAACACCAGGAACGTCTCGCCGTACTTCGCACAGGCGTTCAGCCAGACCGGCCAGATGCGGCGCCCGGTCGGCGCCATGACCATAATGTCCCACTCGGCATCCAGATCGGGATCGCTCGTCGAGAGCGTGATCGGGGTACTGATGACGGCGCCGTCACTGATCCGAATCCGGCTGACGGAGGCGCCGCTGCCGTCCATCGTCCACAGGTGCAGTTGGTCAGGGTCCAACCCACCGACGTTGGACAGATCCCCCGCCGTGGTCGTCGTGCGGAACAGCGTGCCATCGCTGTTGTATTCGTTGATGTCGCTCCCGCCCGCGAGCACGATATGTCCATTCGTCTTCACGAACGGCACGCCGAAATCCGTCGCGATCAGAATGCCGAGATCCGCGCCCGATGCGAACGTGCGCGACCGCAGCTTGTTCTCACCCGCCACGTAGTAATAGAACGTCGCGCCGTCAGGACTCACCCCGAACCCGCCCAGGTCGGCCGTCGTCGTAAACGGTGACGTCGCGAGCAGATGCAGATCAGGATCAAACTTCTTGACAAAAAAGTCGGTCCCGTTCACATAGCCGGCCAGGTAGACGTTGCCGCTCGCATCGAACGCCAGGCCCCCGATGGCGTAGGCGTCCGTCTCCGTGATCGGCCACCGGGCGGGTGTCGGCTGCAGCGTCCGATCGAACACCTGCACCATCGAGTCGAGATGGCCCGAGATTTTCACGTAGAGCCGCGCGCCATCGGCCGAGGCCCGCTTGAGGCTCTGTTGGCCTGATCCGTAGGCGTAGGGGTCGGTCCCGTACTCGTGAATCAGCCCGCGCGCCACGCGCACGCCATCGCTGATCCGATAGGCATAGAGGGCGGCCTGCCCCGTCAGTTCATCTTCGACACCCACGATGATTTGGGGCACCGTCGTGTCGGCCGCGGGGCTCAGCGTGACCGAGAGCACCAAGGCGCCGCCGACTTCGTTGTAGTCCGCGACCGCGATGTAGACCGGGACGTTCGCCTTGACGGGCACCTCCGTGAGCGAGGACTGATACCCGTCATTGTTGGGGGGGAGCGCGATGCCATCGTCTTCACTCGCGTCCAGAATCCGCAGGGCATCACAGGTGCCGTGATACACCACGAGCTCGGTGTCGTAGTCGCTGCCGTGCGTGTCGACGCTCAACAGGCCCGAGACGGACGGTGTGAACCGGAACCACGCGGCGTGTCCGCCGGCATCGTTAGACAGCGCCTCACAGACAATCGTTGGGTCGTTCGCGTTGGCGAGCGTGCTCTGGCTGACCGAAAACGGCACGCCGAGCGTGATGACGATCGCGGTGGCCGCCGCGCAGGTATCGTTGGCCATTTACGCCGCCACCACCGTCCGCAGCAAGGCGTCCTCGTCCAAGTCCCACAGCTTCGAGTCGCCGCCCTCCTGATACAACAGCCGTGTCGCGCCGGAGTGCACCGCCGCATCGAGCGGATCGATCACCAGGCTGTACGTCTTCACCAGCCGCCCGATCTCGTTGTCGATCAGGGGCACATCAGGATCGACCGGGATCAGGCCGTCTTCGACGTGCTCCACCTTGATCTCAATGACCTCATGTGTCGTCCGGTCGTTCGTCAGTAGGCGTCCGCAGCCGACGTCCATCAGCGATTTATAGGCGCCGAGTTCGCCGATCTTTAGGATCTCTGCATCCAGGACGCCGTAATTCGGGCGCACGACATCTGCCAGGAGTTCCCCGGTGTCCGGATCGAACTTGCGGAGAATGCAGGCCAAGGATGCATCGAACCCGCGCGCCGCCAGTGCGTCGTAGAGTTTCCAGACGCCTCCGTCTCGAGACGCACAGAGCGTGATCGCCAACTCGTCATCGGACACTTCGGGAAACTGCGCGACGATCGTGCCGGTGGCCGGAGACGTGCCGCTGCCGGCGAAGATGTAGGTGAACGCCTGCGCGCTGATGACGGTGATCGTGTACGTGCCGTTGTATTCCGTCTCGGTGGCCCCGTCGATGATGACGCTATCGCCCGTGGTCAGCCCGTGCTTATAGAGCGCGGTAGCCAGCGCCGTGGTCCCGACACTCGTCAATGTGGCGACCACCACGTAGGCGAGCACGGTCGTTGCCGCATCGCCCGCCGTCGGCAGTTCCGCGACAACAGGACGGAGGTTCTTGTCCAGCGTGTAGACCGCCTTCGACTCAGGCAGCAGGGCGAGGATCGGGGTGCCAGGCATTAGAGGATCACCGCCCCGCGCGAGAGCTCCTCAAAGGTCAGATCGATTTGCTCGGCGTCGTCGAAGACAAATGTCCGCCTGAACTCCCCTACCCATTTCCCGAGGAAGGCATCGGCCACGTCGGGATCGAACCAGAGCAACCCAGGCCGGCGGCCGTTGCACTGCTCGTAATACGCTTGCAGTGCATCGGCATCCGTCTTTGTGGCAAGCGCCTGCACGTCAACCGACCGCAGCATCGTTCCCAGATCCACCTCAAATGAGGCTCCGTACGGGTTGCGATGGTCAATCGTTAAGCCCTGTTGGCGCTGGGCATAGCCGTAGCGAAAATCGCGATCGAGCAGGTATTGCTTCGGCCCGTAGATCGCGATTGCCCCTCCGAGCGTGAGATTCGAGGACTGGTTCACCTCAAGTTCCCAGTACGACGGGGTGCGGTCGGCCGGATCGGGCGTGGCGATCGTGAGGTCAATCACGATCGGTCGGCAGAGGCCATTCCCGAGCGGTTCCGGCACGGCAATCACTTGCACGAGCCCGACATCGTTGGTCAGCACCGCCGCAACCGGTGACCCCGCGTCGAAGTTGTGCGCCCCGATGTAGAGGATGTCGCCTTGGCGCTGCTCTGCAGGTGATCCACTGCCATGCGTGAGGCGGATCGTCACCGTACCCGTGTCCCAGCACACGCGCCAATCCGGTCGGAGATACCCAAGCGCGTTCAGATCGAACGAGGCGCGCGGAGAGGCTGTCGCCGTGATCACCGCATCGCGGAGGATGTTCTGGGTATACGACTGGAAGATGGCTGGGGCTTTCATCAGCTCTTCAGGCCGTAGGCTGCGCGCCCTCGCGAGTAACTACTGTCTTTGTTTTCAGCAATATGCCGTGTCCGAAGTTTCCCCATCTTCCGCGTGAGGCCGTCCATATCGGTGATGATCGTGTTTCTCAGGTCGTAGTGGTGATGGGTCACGCCACCGCCGCCGAAGACGTCACGCTGCTGTTGCTTGTTCAACACCCATTCCCCAGGCGTCAGCATGGCCGGCACCGTATCGGTTGACGGCGCCGACAATGACATCACCGGCCCGCCGTACGCGAAGCGCTGGATCCCGAAGTTCGTGACAATCCCGCCAGCGGCGGCATGGCCGACTCGAGCCGCAGCACCCTGCGCGGCACGTCTCGCCGCATCTCCAATCGCCCCTGGACCCGTGAACAGCGACCGCAGGAGTGGCGCCAGTAGTTGCCCGATGATCATCCCCAACTGAAACGCAGCCGACCCGATACTGATCATCGAGGACAAGGAGGCGTCCTTGAACGTCTCCACTGCGCGGAGCATGTTGGCGATCCCGTCCACGACGCCGGCACTCAAGCTCGCGACCTTCCCGAATGCACCATCGCTCATCGACCCGAGCATGCTGACCGACTGCGAGAGCGAATCGAGCGCGATCTGTGTTCGCTGGAAGGCACCATCGTCGATGCCGAACGCTCCCCTCGCTGCCTGAATCGCATCCGTATTCCCTGGCACGACACCAGGAGGCAGACCCAACGACAGACCAGCCGTCACGCCGAAGGCTTTCCTGAATGCCTCCTCGAGCTCCTTGGCCTTCTGGATCATGTCGTCGAAGGTCTGGGTCACGAGGTTGTCGATATTCCCCAGATCGATCTCGAACGTTGCGAAGTTATCGATCGCCGAGGAGAAGGGCGTAAACGTCTGACGCGGCTGCGCGGCGAGTTTCCCCCACACATCCTCAAACTTGGCGATCCGCGCCCACTGGTCCGCTAAGCCTTTCGCGGCGAGTTGCGCTTCAGCTGCGCGGAGTAGCGCCTTGGAGAACCGCTCAATCGACGCGATCACCTCTGGCGGTGGCAACCCAGGCACGGCAAACAACGGAATATTGCCGCGCTCCCCAGACAACGGCGCCTGTGGAGCCTTCGGCCGCGGTATCAAGAGATTCGCGGCCCCTTCCTGGGACGCGAGTAACAACGCCGTGAGCGGGTCCGTGCCGGGACGATTCAACTGCGCGAGTACTTCACCGATGGCATTCAGGACGTTCGTCTTCCACCGCTGCACCGCATCACCGACGTCATCCCACGCCTTGACCGCCTTGTCCGACATCTTGAACGTGGAGTCGGCGAGTTCGTCGACCTTTGCTTTCAGCGATGGAAGTAGTTCGGCACCTGCCCTGCCGAATAACTGCATCGCAACGAAGGCTTGCTCTGCCGGATCCTTGATGGATTGGATCCCTTTCGCAATCTCGATGAACTGCTGATCGGGTTCAAGACTTTCCAAGTCACGAATAGACAGACCGATCCGAGCCAGCGCGTTCTCGGTGTCTTTCCCGCCTTCGATGATGTTCTTTTGGAACCTATTGATGGCGTTAGCGATCTCTTCAATCGTGTTACCAGACGGTCTGGCGATGGCATCGAGCCGTTGCAGGCCAGTCGCCGTGATGCCTGTCCGATCAGAGAGTTTTGAGAGGGCGTCGGACAGTTCGAGCGCATGTCTGACACCGAGCACGAGGCCAGAACCCAGCGCTGCGCCAGCCCCCGCACCAAGACTGAGGCCGACATTCGCCAGCGCATCAGACAGCAGGAAGGCTTGACTCGTGGATTGCTTCGTGGCCGCGGCGAGGTCTCGGAGCGATTTCGGCGCAGTCTGGCCGAGAACTCGGTACTTCTCGATCGCTTTGTCCAGCAGCGCATTGCCGCGCTCGCGTTCGGCGTTAGTCAGCCGTTCCACACCACCGATCTGCTGGACGGCCGCGGCGAAATTGTGCGCAGCGGCGATCAGTTTGCCACCACCGAGCGACTGCGTCATCCGATCGGCGGCAGCCTTCGTGGCTTCGATCTGATCGAGACCCTGGCGCAAATTCGCCCGAAGTTGGTTCGTATTATCGGCCCATCGGATCGGGATCGTTGGCATCGCTACTGAGTCAACCGGCTGGCCGCGCGCTCAGCCGCTTGCATCATGTCCTCTTGGTATCTTCTCGTTTCCGCGTCTGCTGCTGGACGCATGAACGGCCGAGCCGTCATGTACCGCGTCCCTCTCTCAAGCCAGAGCGCGAGATTGGCCGGCTTATCATGGGACCCCTCAGCAATGACCAAAAACTGCTTCTCTGCTGGTTCATCTCGGATGGTGATCGCGACAACTTCCGCACCACGCTTCACCTTCGACGCCACAATCTGACGGGCTCGCCGTTGCACACGACCTGCGGTGACCGACGCGACAGCGCGCAATGCCGTCGTGACATCAGCAGGGAATTGATCGATCTGACGTTTCAATGCCGCGAGTTCGTCAGCCATTGACCTTCGTGATCGCTTGCATCCGCGCCTTCATCTCCTGCCACGATTGCTGCCGTGGCGGTGGCTGTCGTCCGGTCCCGCGAGAGCCCGACATCAGCATCCCCATCTGCACCGCCGCCCCTTGCGCCGCGCGAATGTTTCGCTGCTCGCCCGCCTCACATTCCCGCTCGAACTCCCGCATGGAACTGTCCCAGAACTCCTCCCGCGTCAGCCCGAGACTCCGGCCGGTGATGTAGAGCCGGCGCCAGTCCCAGGCGTCGGAGGGTTTCCCCCTGCGCCTGCTTCCGGTTGCACTTCGGGCTGATTGATCTCGACGACGTTGTTGATCGCGTCGATGAACACCGACAACCCGCCCGAGTCGTCGATGAAGTCGCCGACCTTCGCCTCGGTCTTGAACTGTTCCGCGTGATACTTCTGGAGCAGCATCCAGATCACGGATCGAATGGAGACGAAATCCAGATCCGAGCATTCGCCCAGGAGCTTGCCGATCGTCTTGCCCGTCTGCTTTTGCAGCGTGGCCGCGGCATTCATGCTGAGCTTGAGCGTGTACGAGTCGCCATTGACCGCGAGGCGGACTTCGCCCCGTTCCGGGTTCGCCATAGGAGCCTCAGCGCCTTACAGCGATGCCGGGGAGACGGACACGCGGTCCCAGACCACAGGGCCGCTGATCCGCAACGTGACGTTCAGTTCCAGCACGCCACCGACCGCCACCGGAGAATTCCGCGCCTTCACGAAGGCGTTGAACGTGGCCGTCGATCCGTCTGGAAAGAACATCCGGCGCTCTTGCGTCGGCGGTGGCGTGGACTCGAACTCCGCCATGAGGGCCAACTGCGAGGCAGATCCGGCGCCGAACTGCATCGTGATCGGCAGTTCTCCGCCATCCTTGAAGTTCGGGATGAACTCCCGATACATACCCGTCGACCGCAGGTGGGTCACGTCGAGTTCGTCCATTGTTTCATTCGGGCCACCGATGTTCGTCACGCGGGCCAACTCTGCGTAATTGGCCGGCGAGCCTCCATCGCTGGTGCCGATGTAGACCCCTTGGGTAGATGTGGCGTCTGGCTGATCTGCCATTGTCGCTGCTCCTTGTAAACGTGCTCGTTACCGCCGCGTGCCGTGCTAGTACGTTCCGCCCTGTGTCTGAAATTGCACGATGTAATCTGCGGTATGCCGAGAGAGTCCGCCGTGAATCTCTGGCTCCGCGCCCTCCGTTTCAAGATCGAACGTCACCCAGGCCCTGACGGGTGTCGCTGGTGAACTGCTCGTGTCTGCGAATGACCCATCGAACCCGTCGAGCCGTTGACGAATCGCGGACCCGATAGCATCGGCCCGCACCCGCGAGCCTTGCTCGTTGCCAGGATTCGCGTAGATGTCGATCTGCACGCGCGCACGCGCGAGGCCGGCCACGGCGCGCAGCGAGTTCGGTCGCACGATGTTCACGGCGAGAATCACACCAGCCGGATACGTGACTTTCTCCGGTAACTGATCGGGATAGAGCCGCGTCAGGCCCGCCGCGATCACCGCGTTGTCGGCCATCACGTACTCGCGCACGAGATCGCGGATCGTCATACGGCCACCGCTTTCGCAGCCACCGCAATCAGCAGACCCTCGCCGCGCCCGATCTCGGTCACGCCCTTCACGTCATAGGTCCGCCCGTCGTGGCCGATGATCTGCGACACGTCTGGCGTCGGCCGCGGGCTGATGTCGTAGGTCTGATAGATGCCTTCGATGGTCGCGTCGATCTGACTGGCCAGCCACGTCTCGCGCGCGGTACCAGGCAACCAACGCGCCCAGATGGTCAGATCGTCATCCCACGTCAAGACATCCTGTCCCGTGTTGGTATCTTCAGACACCGTCGCGGTCTGGAGGATGATCTGACGGTCGAGCAATCCGGCGTCCAACGGGCTCATCGCTGCACCACCAGGGCGTCGTACTTCAATCCTTTGATGATCAGATCCGCGCCCATCGGCAGCGCCATGACCGATTCCGCCGTGACTTCCGCGCGATTCCTGTAGAAGTGCCCCACCAACGTGTACAGCGCCGCCTGAATCACCGACGGCATCTGCTCCGGCGTCGTGCCGTAGCCACAGATCCGCGTGATCCGCACAGTGCTCGTCGGCCACGTCGATCCGTTCAGTAGTTCGATCGCGCCAGGAGGACAGTACGCATCGAACGCCAACACCGTGGGTGAGCCAGAGGCCACGCCAGAGAAGTCCACGCGATAGCTCGTCGGATCGATCAGCGTCTCTGCTCCAGACTCTGCATCGACCGACACGACAGACAGCACCTGCGCGAGTGGCGCGCGTGGCAGTTCAATCCGTCGTCCACGCGGGACCGTCGTGTACTCGTAGATCGCGTCGATGGTTTGCCGACCCGCGTGCTCCTCCAGATAGGCCCGCGCCGCAGCAATCCACGTCTCGATCAGGTCATCCTCGCTGCTCGAGGTGACGCGGAGATGCTTCTTGGTTTGCTCCAGCGTGATCGGTTCCACGCGGACTGCGGGTGAGCCCGCCATCGTCACGGAGACCAAGCGATCGACCGCGATCATGCGACCGCCTCGATCTGCAGCGCCTCAGCCAGCGAGACCTTCGGGAAGCAATTCAAGGCGCTATGGGTCGATGCGTTGAGGATCTGAATACCTCGTGCCCGTGCGGGCTCGACCAAGGACTCGAACTGCTTCCGAAAGGCCGCGTAGGTGTTCGGTGACGTGTTCGCCAACGGCGACGGATGCGAGCCGAACCAATGGGCACGTCCATTGGCCAGCCGCTGCAGGTCGTACCCGAGCAGGATGATCCGCTTGGCCCCGAGGAGCACCGCAACCTCAATCGCTTGGTGGCCGGAGTTGGCCAGCCCGTCCCCACCCACACGGAGCGCCGTCGGATCCGTGGAGAGGCCGGCGCGCGGATCGTTCCGCAGCACCTGCACGTCGGATGGGAATCGAGGCGAGGCGGGCTTGTTGCCGTGCGGCGTCACAGCGAACTTCAGGCCGGCGAACTCAGGCACACCCCGATGGGCCGACCACCACGAGCCATCAGCGGCATACAACACATCGGCCCATGGAGCCAGCCGATACGCATCGTTGACGCACACGACATGCGCGCGACCACGCACCGCCTCGACTTCTTCCGGCGTCACCGTGCCGCCACCGATACAGACGGCTGTCGACCCTTCCGGCCAGAGCTTGGGTACAGAGACATCCGGCGCGACTGGTTGCGGCGCGCCATACGACCAACCCACCCCGCCGAATTGCGAATCCATGTGCGCGGTCTTGGGGTGCAGGCTGCTGACTTTCCCGATGTGCTTGACGAACATCGGGTGACTCATCACACCGGGTTCTTTCCCCCATCGTGCTTTGACCCAATCGGCCAGCAACTTGTCGAACGCAATCTTGGCGTTGCCACGGAAGCCGCCCCACGTCTCGAGGTTCGCATCGGCCCAGGCGACGAAGTCCCGCGCGTCGGCCATCCGAAGGAGGACGGCTTGCGATCCGGCGCAGCGTTCGAGGCTGAAGTCGTAGGCGCCGCCGTGGTGCTGCGGCGGCGCGACACGAAACCCAAACAGCCGATACAGATGGCGGTTCCGCTTCGCGTGATCTCGGATCCAGCGCTGGACACTGCCGATGAAATCGGCACAGAACACGAGATCGTCTTCGAGGAGCAGCACCCAATCGTAGGCGTCGGGATCGAGCGTGCGGATCTGGGCGAGGCCGTTTTGGTTCGGTGTCAGCCGTTCCGAGGGCACATGCAGCGTGACGCGATCCTTCAGGTCGCCGAGCTCGCGATCGAGCCAACCGGTCTCTGGATCAGTGACACAGAGATGAAGACCCACGTCTTGCGTCAGCAGCCGCTTGACGGTGCCGCCCAGATAGTTCGGATTGGGCGACCGATCCGCCGTTCGCATGGTCACGGCGATCCGAGGTAGATCCACCGACACGATCGGCGCCAGATCGACCGTCGCCTCCTCGCTGGCCTGCGGCTTCCGAAAGACCTGTAGGTTCTTCCCGTACCACGGGGTTCTCGCGGCCACCGTGGCCCACTGCCGCGCGAGGTAGGCCGTCCGGGTCGGTTCGTATTTCAGCCCGCGCGTTTCCAACTTCTCGCGCCAGTAACTGTGTGGTTGTTCGTTGACGTGGCCTTGTCCACCCTGCCCTGGTGTCGCGGCCGTGAAGAACAGCAACCCTCCTGGTGCGAGATGACTCACCAGTGAATCGCAGAGCGTGTCGGCCGATGCCGATGGGAGATGTTCGGCCACCTCCCAGCACAGCACCGTCGGAAACGTACGCCCGAGTGCCAGCGGTTCGCGCAGATCCGCGTGTCGGAGATGCGCCCTCGCGCTCGTCTCGGGCACGGACAAGTCAACACCGACGCTGTCCACACCGCGCCGTCGCGCGGCCTCAACCAGATGCCCCGTCCCACACCCCACGTCGAGCAATCCCGCCGGCGGTGTGCGAAAACTTGCCAGCAGCGTGATCAGGCATGCCGCGGAGTGGTCCTTCGTCCAGTCCCGCGTCCGTTGCCACTGTTCGGTATACAGCGGTGGGCGAACCGGTCGCGTCGCCACCGGCACGCGCCGAGGCGTGGTCTGGGTCCGTGTCTCACCGATGTGGTACACCACATTCGTCGTGACCCGCGCGACGTAAGCATCGATCCGGCCGCTGGCATACATCTCCTGCTTGTCGCCGCCTTCGGGATGGCCGGCGACGACCTTCTGGATCTGCAGGAGTTCCTTGATCCGCGTGACGGCCGGCGGCGCCCCCCAGTGCATCCGCCCGATCTCGCAGGGCTCCGGCGATCCGGGTAAGGACCACCACGGGACGGTCGAGCGTTGCGGTTTACCTTGGTTGACAGTGCTGCAGGGGAAGGTCCGCTGTCGCCCCTTGTAGGCACCATAGAGCCGCAGACTATAGACATCCGGCCGCGTCTCGGTCAGGTGCTCAAAGAGCGCCCACGGGAACGGCCGCGCCCATTCCCAGTCGTTCTCGAGCAGCAATACCCAGTCAGCGCCACGCTCAGACGCCGCCTGGAACAGATCCCCGCGCGTGACACGCGCGCCCGCGCGCTCCTCATGCCGCACGACCGTCTCGAAGCCGTGTGCCTTCACCAGATCGAACACCGCTGGATCGGTCGATCCGTCGTCACCGTGGAGCAGATCCCAGCCTCGCGGCTCGGCGTTCTGCTGACTGAACGTCTCAAGCGTGCGTCGGGTGTAGGGCAACCGATCGCAGGTTTGGAGACAGACGGCAATGCGCGGTGTCACCATTTGCGCCCCGTCGTGTCCATTTGCGTGAGATCGCGGCCGTCTCGCCCCGGCTTCCCTTGTGGGCCATCTTTTCCGCGCCGTCCTTCTTTCACCGCTAATGTCCACACCTGCGCCGACTTCTCAGTCATGTCTGGCTTCGTCGTCGTCGTCGTCTTCGCGATCCAGAACTGCCCGCCCCACGTCACCGCGTCGCCCTTCTCGTAGGTGTCACCCTCCACGAACACACCGCGGTAGATCGTTTGGAGCAACTTGACGGTCCAGCCCTCGACCAGCGACCCATCGGCCCATTTCCAGTTGAGCGTGCGACCGTCGTCGGCCAGATCCGGCCGCATGGCCGACGCCAGCGCCTTGAGCGACAACAGCGAGCCATCGGCACCGTCACGTCCGTTGGTCCCGTCCAGCCCCTTCTCGCCCTGCAGGCCGCGCTCGCCCATCGGTCCCGGTGCGCCGTCGCGACCGTCGCGTCCAGGCTTGCCTTCTGGTCCGTCCTGTCCGCGTTCGCCGCGCTCGCCTGGCATCCCCTTCTCGCCGGCAACGCCGACGGACCCGGGTGGTCCTTGCTGGCCTGGTTCTCCCTTCGGACCTTGCTGGCCGACTGGACCTATGGCGCCGGCTTCCCCCTTCTCGCCGCGTTCGCCCTTCTGTCCGGCCGGTCCCTCTGGCCCGACATCGCCACGCGCGCCAGGCGCACCGTCTTTCCCGTCAATGCCATCACGCCCGCGCTCGCCCGCCAACCCTGCCGCGCCGTCCTTGCCATTGATACCGTCGCGACCATCAGCGCCGCGCTCACCCTTCTCGCCCCGTTCGCCCTGTGGGCCGGTGAGTCCCTTCTCTCCACGCTCAGGTAGTGGACGCGCCTCCAGCGATGCGATCCGCTGCTCGAGCGGCACAAGATAGCTCTTGACCTTTGCCGCGATCGCCTTCCCGAACAGGACCGGATCAAGCGGCATCATCGAGCTCCTCATCGAAGGCCGCAATCGCACGCGCGGTCTGGTCGCCGGACTCCTCCACGGCTACATCTTTCGACCGCAGAAGTTCGGACAGGACCGCCGTCAGCGCCTTCGTGGTCGGATCGGTCGGCGGCGCGGCTGTGGTCGACGCTGGCGCCGGCTCCGCCTTGTCCCGCCGATCGAGGGCAGCCAGCGAATAGTTCTGCTGCTGCAGATATGGCGTGTCGCCACCCACGACCGGCTTCCGGTTCATCTTGGCGCGGGCTTCGTTCGGCTTCGCGATGCCTCCGGTCACTTCCTTCGTCGCGACGTCCACCGCGGTCAGCGTGTCCATACGGAGCAGCGCATCGAGATCGAATTCCGCGTGATACGGTGCCGGGAGTTCCAACCCTTCATCGAGACAGAGCTCCAGCGACTCGATCAGGATCTGCAAGCAATTGGCGTAGTACTCGACGTTCAGCGACTGGATGTTGTTGTAGGTCGGCGCCGGCCCAACGGCCACCTTGTAGGGTGGAACATGGAAGCACGCGCAGATGTTCTCGCCGGTCCACCGCAACTGTTCGATCAATTGCGCATCGATCGCGCGGGTCATGATCGGCTCGAACTTCAACCCGTCACCGAGCGCCGCGATCTTGCCAGCGTTCTGCTCTCCGGCGTAATTGGTATTCCAGTACTCCTCGAGGCGCTTAGCGGTCTGGTCGCTGATCGTGCCAGGCGCCGTCAGGACGCCGCTGATCATGAGGTTGTTCTGAAACAGCTTCGCGGACTGGTTCTGAATCTTCAGGCTCTGCATCGCGGAGAGGCCAGCGGCGAGCAGCGGCCCGATCCCGACCAGCGGATGAAACAACGGGTACATCAGATCGTGGATGATCTCGCGTGCCGGTACGATCAACTGGCTCGTCTCGGTCAGGCCGGCGAGTTCATCCGTCGAGAGCTGATAGAACACGGATCCATCGGCGGCCACGAGCGGCGTCACGCGCGTGGAGTCGAGCACGTACATCCGCGTGACCACCCCGCGCCCGTCCCGTCCCTTGAGCGCGTAGGTGTTGCCATGCGTCAACTTGGCCAGGATCCAATTCATGAAGAACTGAATGCGGTTCTGGAAATGGTTCGGCTTTCGCAGCACTGGAGAGAATGCGGTCGCTCGGACTGGTGTCGTGATGAAGTCAGCGTCCTCTTCGACCAAGTCCAGCCAGAGTTTCGCGATGTCGCTGGCAATCAACGTCATGCACGCGAACACCACGCCAGAGGTCAGCACCTGCCCCTGATCGATCGTGAGATTGCGCTGGAAGGCGCCGCGGACGGCTTCATGGAGGTTCGAGAAGATCGGGAACCACCCAACCGATCGACTCGCCGCCACGTCAAAGGTCGTCGCACTGACGGCAGCCTTCCGGTGTAGCCGTCCCTGTCGGCGAATTTCCAAGCCGGTGCCAGGAATCCGCATCTACTCGTCCGCGATGGTCTCGTCGGTAGCGACGGTCTCTATGGGTTCGATCGCCTGCGGAGCCTCTGGCTGTAGCGCCGTCGTCTCTTCGGCCTGCATGTCGCGACGCTTATACGTGCGCTTGCGTTTTGGCTGATCGTTATCGAGCACCAGCGGCTGTGCCGGCGCTGCGGGTTCGAGACGCTTGGTGATGCGGACGATCTTCTTGCGATGGAGAATCAGCGCATCGACCGTCGGGATCAGGACGGATTGACCAGGCGCGTACGATGCCCCGCGCAGATCAAAGGCTTGCAGGACCGCCACGGGCATCTGCTTATTCACGCGTCCTCACAGAGAAACGAGGCCGAGGGAACCACTCGTCCCCTCGGCCGATTCGGCGAACTTACGTGGTGGCTGACCAAGCGACGCCGTCGAGATACGTGACGGCTTCGTCACGGCCGCGCGCCCAGTTGATGTAGCGCTCGGCTCGGAGCGCGACCTGATTGCTCTGGAACATCGAGACCACTGTGCCGGTCTCGCCTTCGGGATCGTCCGACATCTCGATCGACGCCTGATTGCTCGCGTCGACCGACACGCCGCCGTCATCCGCCAGGAAGATGTCGGAGGCCGCGGCGAGCACGACGATGTTGTTGACCGGGGATCCGCCCAGATTCGCATACTGAGAGGCGATGACCGGGAAGCCCTCGAACGTGCCTCCGGTCATGGTGATGTCTGGGAACTCCCGCTGGCCGAGCGCGTTCCGCATCAGCATCAGCGTCAGGGCCACCGTGTTCGGCATGATCCACACCAGCGACGTCGGGTTGATGTTCGCGGCGATGAACGTCCCGAGCGCTTGGGCCACGTCCGCGCGCACGGCATCGGCATCGGTGCCGGTCGATGTCAGCGCGGTGATGTTGTTCGTGATCGAGGCCGGCGACACGTTGGCATCGACCGACTTGGCCGGGTTGATGAAGTCGATGTCCATCCGCTCGACGATCGTCTTCGTGAGCGCATCACGGACCCGCGCTTCGGCCGATGGCGACGAGAACCGGATCAACTCGTCGGCGAGCACGGCGATGGCCGCGAGCTTCGCCCAGTAGAGATTGACCGCGTCGTAATCGAACTTCGTGACCGGCTTCAGCTTCGCCTGTCCGACCCACGCCGCCGATCCGCCGCTCGTCTGGCTCTGCACCCGGATATTGAACGGCACCCGCGTGAGGCTCGGGATACCGCCAGTCCCGAACTTGCCGACAATCGTCATCGGTCGGAGGAATTCGAGGAATTCGGCCGCGAGCGTAGTCGGCGTGGCTGTCAACGCCGACCCCCATCCGCTGTCGGGGGATCCGCCCGAGCCGGTCGTGGTGCCACCCGCAACCGCCGTCTTCAGGAACGCCTGAATGCTGGGGTGACTCGGGTAGCGCGCCTTCGCGATCTCGATCGGCGATTCACCGAACAGGCGCGAGGCCACCTTGCAGATCACCGCGCGGGTGTAGCCGATGCCCGGCGGCAACTGCGGCTCCTTGACTTCGATGTGCTGCGATCCGCGCGATCGGCTGCCTTCGTCGAACGACGTGCCCGTGACGTGCTTCACGGTCGGCATCACGGACGCGCGCTCGAGGGCCTCGAACCGCTGGATCTCCTTGTCCACCGTCGCAAGACTGTCGGCGAGATCGTCGTATTCCTTCTGCTGCGCCTCGGTGAGATCGCCCGTCTGCTCGACCACCGGCTTCATCAGCGCGGTCATTTTGTCGGCGATGTCTTTGCGTTCGGTCTTGCGTGCGGTCAATCGTTCGGAAATGGTCGTCATGGACACAGACCGCCTCTGCTGAGGCGTAACAGCCGGAACATCGGCAGATGAGCGACGATCGAGATCGGCCTGTACACCAGTCGCGGCGAGGCCAACATCGAGAGACTTGATGGTGTCGATCCGCGCGTCAGGTTGCGCGGGAATGGCAACGAGCGAGAGTTCCAAGACTTCCGTTTGCAGGAAGTGAAATCCCATCGTTTCCTTGTTGAAGGCTTCTTCGATGGCGCGGAAACCAATTGAGACGCCGGCGATTAGACCGCTCTTGATGCTGATCCAGGCTTCCTCGATGCGGTCTCGCACGGTGCCCAGTTCCTCGATGACGGGCAGCTTCGCTTCAAAATCGATCCCCTTCGCGGTCGGCTTGCTGAACTTCACCCACCCGACTGGCTTCTGTGCGTTGTGATAGAGCAAAAGCGGGAGTGGATTTCGAAACTGGACGCCGAGCGGCTCAACGACATCGCCCATCCGATCGGGAGTTGGAGTCGTAGCCGTGCCAGTGATGACACGCTGCTCGCTATCGACGGACTTGACGTGGAGGAACGAGTAGGCGCGATGCAATGGAGTGCTGCATCACGAGTGTGCGACTGAGCGCCGCGACGCGATAGATCCTACGCGGCGGGATGTCCTGACTTGTCCGCATTTGCCATGCGCGGACCATCAGGCGTGAGGATCGCGTTGTTCCTCGATGCCGGAATCCGCACGCCGCCGCCAGGCGTCCGTCGCACTTCGACGGCACCTTTCGAGATCCAGCGCCGAACGGTGCGCTCGTCCACACGTTCAACAGCGGCGAACTCTTTCACGGTCAATTCGCTCATGTGCGTCCTCCGGCAATGATCATCTGATATTGCTTCTCCACCGGCTGCTGCAGCGACAAGGCGGCATTCGCCATGATTGCTGCTACGGCCCCGTCGATCCGCTTCGATCGGTTCTTCGGCTTCACGGGACGGATCCGACCGGCATCGTCCGTCTTGATCGCGACGTTCTCCCAGTTCCACCGGAACAGCTTGTGTCCGTCGTGGTGGAACCGCTTCCCCTTGATCAAGGCTTCGACCACCTGCGACGGCTCGGAGAACATCTTGTAGTTCTGCAGGATCTCCACAGTCTGCAAGCCGGCGACGTCGCGCAGCTTCGTCGCGAGGTCCGTCGCAAAGGCCGGGTCATAGGCAAGCAGCCCCTGCTTCAGCAATGGGAACCGCGGCAGGATCGTCGTCGTGATGTCCTGGTAGATCCGCGTGTAGTCGATGATGTCGCCTTCCGTGACGGTGACGAGCCCGTCATCCTTCCACAGCGAGTACGGCACGCCGTCCTGCTTCTCGTGCTCCCGCAAGGTGTTCTCGGGAATCCAGAAGAACGGCCGCACGAACAGTTCGTAGTTCAACTCGATCGTCTTCGTCGAAACCTTCCCGGCATCGTCCTTTTCGACAACATCGATCGGCGTGACGGTCGCCAACGGACGGCGAAACCCGACCACGAACGCGGCCAGATCCCACTTCTGCGCAAGGTCCAACGCGCCGGCACACGGCAGGCCCGCAAGATCGGCATCGGTGAAATCGCTCCGACAGGCATCGAACCACTCGATCGGGATCCAAGCCGTCGCCTGATTAACCCAGCGGTTCAAGTGGAACCGGAGGAAGTCGTTGCGCTTCCTCGGCTCATTGGCTGCCTCGAGCGCGAATCCTTCAAACTTGTCGCGTTGGATGGTGATGCCGAGCCCTGGATTGACCCGTTCCCACACGCGCGGATCCTGCCAATCGTCCTCTTTGGGGTCGGCTTCAAAGATCACCGGCAGATGCCGCTCGTCCTGAATCGTCCCGCTCAATACCCGCTTGGCGTAGTCGTACTCTTCGTAGCAAATCGACTCATCATCGTCGCCGGCGGTCGTGATCTCGATGATCAACGGCTGGCGCCGCGCCACCACGCCGCGGGTCAGTGTCTCGAACAGATCCCGGTCAGGTTGCGCGTGGAGCTCGTCGATGATCAGGCAGTGGATATTCGGCCCGTGTTTCCCAGCCGCGTCTGCCGAGAGCACCTGGAAGAACGCCGTGGGGTCATCCGCTCGGACGATCTGGTTCCGGTAGACCACGCACCGCTTCGCCAGTTGCGGATGATGCTCCACCATCGCCTTCGCCGCGCTGAACAGCACCCGCGCCTGTTCACGGTCGGCAGCGGCCACGTACACCTCAGCGCCGGGTTCGTTGTCGCATAGCAGCATGTAGAGCGCGAGACCCGCGATCAGTTGAGTTTTCCCGTTCTTTTTCGGGATCTGGATGTACGCCTTCACGAACCGGCGTACCCCATCCTGCCGCACCCATCCGAACAGCGGCCGGAGGATCAGTTGGGTCTGGTAGTCCAGCGGCTCGAATAGCTTGCCGGCGAACTCCCCCTTGCTATGGCTACAGTACCGGGGGAAGAACGCGCACACACGGTCGGCTAACGTCCCATCGAACCGATACTTACCCCCGCACGAATCGATCGCGATCGTCGTCTTCGGCCAGCGCTCAGTGGGTGGCGGTCCCTGCCCCCACCAGGCCACCTGTTCAGCGACCGCTGGCACCTATGCCCCCAAAGAACGCGTCATCCGGGTCGGCTGCTGCCGGCTGCAGATCCGTCGTGGGCATCGCCTTCCCGCTCGGCGCCAACAAGAACTGGAGCTCGAACGCGTTGATCTGCTTCAGGAGCCCTCGATGGTTCGGCCCACCCACCCCCGAGCTCTTGGCTTCGTTCCGCTCGAACACAACCACCTTGCAGTAGCGCTCAAACGCCAGCGCGGTCGCTTTCGTCAGGGTCCGATTCGCAAAGGCAAACGGTGCCTGCTTCAACCAGATCGCCCGCTCCTCGGCCGTCAGGTCGTTCGGCGCGTCGAACTCTTCAATCGGGGACGGCGGATTCGTCGTCGGCACCCCGCTCGGCACCGACGGATGCTGCAACACCGTCGCCGTCCGATTCTTGGGCTTCCTGCCGGCCCCGATCCGCTTCCCGCCCCTAGGCATGGTTTGAATTCCGATCAATCAAACGGTGTCAATTACGAACGCCAGAAACCCTTTCAAGCACGATGCAC